ATTGGTAACCAGCCCCTTACACTAAACTGTTTATTTTACCCCACCCCCGTTACATTTACAACACATTGTTGATTTTTTTTAGCTTTTTAAATCTTCTTTTTTACGTGCAAAACACGGACTATTTCGGATAATCTAGTTAGGCCCCAACCCCAATTATACATTTTTAATGTATAGCAAATTACAAAGCTAGCACGATCTATTTTGGATAATATATATGTAACAAATAAATACTAATTATGAAAATGTATAAAGCTACAATTAACATTACTTATGTAAATGCTAAAGGAGAAAAGAATAAAAGAATTTCTAATAAATATATGAAATGTGAAAGCATAGACATTGCTACAAAAGAATGGGCAAATAGATATTCATTAGATAATATAATTAAAATTGAAGAATGTTAATTACAAACTAAATACGACCTCAACTGGATAATATATAAGAATATGAAACTAACACCAAGACATACCAACCTCATCAAGCATTGTTTAGAAGATTGTGCAAACTCTGATGACTGGGAACACATAAGACACGAGATCTATCAAATGATTGACATATTTGAAAACAAAAAAGTATTTGTAACAGACACAGACAAAGCACAATAACACCATCTAAAATTATACTAACAAACAAAACACATACCTTATGACTACTCAATTACAAAAGAAATTAGCAAGACAAGCAAAGCAAACTGAAAGACAAATGGGCTTCTATGGCCTTGGTTCTAAAGGTCCAACACGAATAACCTTTGCAAGAAATGCTCACTGGAACCATATCAACACAACTAAAGTCTACTATGCTCACACAAAGTTACAAGCTTAATACTATCTTAAATGGATAATATAAACGTAAAACAAACACAAATGAAAATAGAATTAACAAAACAACAAATAGATAAGCTTTACTTCAACCTAGTTGACTATATAAAAACACAAACTGATGTTGACAGGCTACATGACCTCAACATAACACAACAAGAAATGTTTAAAACAGAATTAGATTTAATCAAAAAATTTAGTAAACTATGAAAACACGACTACACGAAATAAATGGCAAACTAGACATGATACAAGATCTAAAAATACAAGGCCTAGGATTATCACTCGACCAACAAGAAAAGCTACTTGCTATACACCAACAACTTCTTGACAGACGCTTTGAACTAATAAAACAAATTAAAAAAGATTATATAATATGAACACATCACACACAAATTTAATGGACTGGGTTAACACACTTGACCTACCAACAGAAGAAAAGATTAACAGAATATATAAATACTATGATTGGCCACTGAGCTATGACGAAACAAAACAATACTTAATACACAACTAATATGATGAATCAATACTACTTAGAAGAAATGCTTGCTAATACAAGCTACACTGAAGAACAAATAACTGAAATGGAAAACTGGGAAATTGAAATGCACTTAGGATTATGAAAACAGAAGCACAACTAAAAGCAAAACTAAAACAAGTCAATGACTTCGAACGTCGCTGGGGTGAATGTACAGAATCCAGAGCAATGAAAAAATATTGTACTGACGCCAAATACAGAGAGCGAGTACACCAATTCAACAAAGCGTCAATTGAAACAATTAAACATTATACTAAATATGGATACTAACACACATAACAAAACAATAATAGTAAAAGACAAATTATACCAACTACGTCAAACAATAGATGATCTAGTTGAGATTGGACCAGACTATGCATACTTTATGAATGCACAGATCGCACACAAAAATTTAAAGAAGATTAAAAAATTATTAGAATATATAGGATAACAATTAAAATTAAATATTATGAACCACATACCAATAGACCCCAACGAATTTTTTAAAGGTATTGCAATAGCTATACCATTTATCATAACCATTTTGCTATACGCAAATTACAAAGCAAACACGTTAATAACCGGATAATAAATACGAATAACAATTAAAATTAAATATTATGAACACAAACACACAACTAAATAACTACATTCAAATGCGTCAAACTGTAACGCGAATTGAAAAACTATTAGGAGGCGACTGGGATGTACGCTATTGCCTTGAAAAAATTGTACCTATCTTATGGGCTGACGGGTTTGAAACAGAAGACATTCAAAATTATATAACTGTAAAGCTATCTGAATGTATTGATAAGCTTGAAGATGAAAAAGAAATTATAACAACAAACAACCAATAATATGAAAACATTTGACAAATACAAACAAAACTTAAAACAAATTGGCAATGACATTTATTCTTATGATACTGTCGTTGCACAAATAAAAGATAACAAACTTCATTTGATGAACTGGCATGTTCCCGGCGTTGGATCATATAGCGTTACAACGTCGAAGCATGTCAACTATGTGGCACAACAACTTAATCTTGAAATAGCATGAAAAATTTAATTCAAAACATATCGTCACATTTGATTGAAGAAATTGATGAGCACATTGATAATACAATCAGCTGGCAGCTTGACGAAAGCGAGCTTGATGGCGATGACTTCTATGAACTAGAATTAAAAGTAAAACAACAAATATTATTTTCACTAATTAAAAAAGTAACAAAATGACACATATTGAACAACTAGCAAAGCTACTAAATGTAGCAGAAATTACTGAAGATTGGAAAGGTAGTCCAGCTTTAGAAATAGGTACGTGGAACACAGCTGATGGCTATGATATTCACGTTGTAACAAATGATGCACAACATCTCGACTGGGAAAATGACGTATACTATTACGAACCATCTTTTGATGATATTATTGAAAGAATCAAAGAATGTGGAGATAATGAGCCTGATGAAGCTATTATACATATAGCTGACGTAGACACATACTTACCAGAGTATGAAGTACAAGATTATATTGAAGAACATAAAGACAACGAAAATGACGAATAAAAATAACAAATATATTGAAACAAAAGAAATGCCTGATGACTGGTGGAACCATGGTATTAATCCTATACTAGGATATAAATATGAAAAACCTATTTGGGGTAATCGAACAAGAGATAAATTTGAATATCCTGAAGAAGATAACTATAATCCTAATGACGAATAATATGGCAGGAAATAAATATGACACACCATTTGCTATACACCAACCACATTTTTATGAATTAATTTTTAAAAATAAAGACGGCGCAACGCATTCAATGACAGGCACACCAAAACAAGTAATTAATTATATACTTAATCAACAACTATAAACTTTTTTTCAAACAGTGTGTGTTTGTTGTAAGACCAAAAAACCGTCGTACCTCTGCAGGGGTAAATAAAACCGGCGGTGAGGTCTTTACATTATTAACGGCACCGAAGGAATGCTGACGAGCAATATATACTAGTTAAAAAGACAGGTAATGTGCTGTGCCTTCGGCTACGGGCGTGACGGGTAAGTGTTGACAAAGTTCAAAAGTACACTATCAACAAACGGAGGTTCAACTCCTCCCACGTCCACTAAATTAAATTAAACACTATGACAACAAAAGAAATTAACGACAGAATTGAAGCTATGTTAATAGCTAAAATAACAACTCATAGGTTAAACATACGTACAAAGTTTAAAAATAGACATAACGTTGCTTGGCCAGAGTTATCTTATAATATTATAACAGGCGACGTTAGGACACTAAAGGTATGGTTACGTATGGCTGAACTAATTGAAAAAGCTTATGATGGATTTGTTCCATCTGAACCATATGCAACTTATAAAGCAAAACAATTATCACAATGAGTATACAAGAACTTAAAGAATACGTAAAAAACAAAAGAAAGCAAAATGCAATACGCTGGGCTAAAGAAAAAAAACAGCATGGCGATTGTAAACCATTTACTTTTAAAGAGTATATGAAACATCAAGATGTTATTATATCTGGCAAACGCACATATAAAACAAAATTTGTACACAATAAATTATGGACAATTACAAGATAAACACGAATACATATGGATATTAAAAACAAACGAATAGTTAAAACTAAAGAAATATTTGATTTAGTACAATATGAACTTAGTATAAATAATTTAAGTTCAAAAACAAGAACAAGAGAATTAGCACAGGCAAGATTTATATATTTTAAATTAGCCCGTAAGTTTTGTAGATATGCAAGCTTATCAGCTATAGGTAAACAAGTAAATCGCGATCACGCTACAGTTATAAATGGTTTAAAAAAATATGATACTGAAGCCAAATACGATCCATATATGAATGATATATATGATAAAATATCTACTAAATTAGATAAAAAATATATACCACCTGGGCGCATTCAAGAATTTGATATGACGTTTGAACGCATTTTAAAGCGTGTTGAAATATTAGAAGAACAATTAAATAAATTAACAAATGATTAAAGTAAACAAAGAAACAGTGCATGTAAACTCTATGGCTATTAGTAAAGCCGAGTATGACTATGAAAATGAAATATTAGATTTAAAATTTAATGATGGTAAAAAATATAGTTATATTGGTGTACCAACCAATACTTTTTTATCTATGAAATATTCTGAGTCAATTGGTAAGTTTATTAATAAACATATTATAAAAGCTAATAAATATGAATATGCTTACAAAAAATAATTTAGATGATTTACAATATAATTTATGGAATTTTATTCATGATTATCAAATTGGGAATATAGCTGATATGCAAATAGATATGCCTGAAGGTATTGCTATACACAACATTATTGATGCCGCCGAAACCATAGTTTCTAATAAAACTAACATAAAAAATATATTAAATAAATAATAAAAATGAGTAATATAATAACTTCTATGGCACTATCAGAACAAGAAATTGAAAAAATAGCTGAATTATTATTCAAAAAATTAGTTACCCACCAAGAGTCTTATGAAAATAATACTCAAACGTTTATGGTATCTGATGAATTTGGTAATAGTACTCAAGTATCAGAAATTGAATATTATGGGTGGGAACTACATAAACTTGAAAATTTACTTGAAACATATGTAGATAATGAAGATTATGAAAAAGCCGAAATAATTAAAAATAAAATAAGAATATTAAGACTTAAAATTAACAAATTATAATGAGTACACTTATAATTAATTGCCCAAGATGGGGTAGAGAAGAGTTTTTAATTAATACCGAAGTAGATTTACACGTACAGGAAGCTGCAATAAATGGTATATTAAAGTACTTTAGCCCCGAAGCAGTAATAGATATTATAAAAATATTTTAATTATTTATATTTTTTTTTAAAAACCATAAAACAAAAACAAATGATTTTAGAAAAGCTAAAAAGTAGAAAAAGTAAACACATATCAGCCGTATCAAATCATCTATTTTATCTGCATAATAAATTATCTAAAAATTCTTTAGAAATTTCAGAATTAAAAGGGAAAGAATTAAATAAAAAAGTAAAAGAAATGCAGGCTATTGGTTCAAGAATGAAACAATATAGAAAACATTTAAGACTAGTATTGCTATAAGCATGACGATAGCAAATTAATTAAATAATAGTAGCAGGCTAATGTCACATAAAAATCTCGAGTATTTACATCGAAGACGTATCGTATATCGACGCGGACCTATTACTGATACCCCTTCTGAAATTTTTAGTTGGGGTAACTTTTATGAAAATGGTACATACGAATGTTATGAATTATTTAGATCTAAAGCAAAAATAACATCTTATAAATCATTTAAATGGCACTTACTTGTATTATGGTATTTAAATAAAAAATTAACATATGACGATATTTTAGAATTAACGCGCTATCTTGCTGATAAGGATAATGGGTTTGTAGTTATAAAACTAAATGAATCAAGTATAATTAATTTAGTTGACGAGGTTTTTGAAAAAGATTTAGAAGCCCCTCCAAAAAATAAAATGCGTAAAATTATATTTAAAGAATATTCTGGTCTCACATCTACTGAAAAACTAAAAATAGTTGGCAGTATTATAGGTAGAAAGAAAAAAGCAGAGGCAGGAGATATATATGAAGCAATGCTTGGCATACATGATAATAATAAAAAAATTACTATTTCTAAAATAGCTAATTTATTAAACGTGTCAACAAGAACTATATACAGAAATATAACTTTAGAGATTAAGCAAGAAAAGATGCTATTGAATGAAGAAGTATAACATACAAAACTACGTTAGGTTTAAACATGACCTTGCAAGTTATAGCGAAATACCCGATACCGGAGATAGTAGACAAGATTTAATTATATCTCACATGGGTTTGGTTGAAACAATAGCAAGAAAATTTTCTACATCTCAACAAGCGTCAGGCGTTATGACTATAAATGATTTAATACAAGAAGGAGCAATAGGATTAATAGCGGCGGTTGATAAAATAGATTGGAATCAAATTACTGATTCAACTGAACCCCAACGCACACTTAATAGTTTTTTAAGTAAAAGAATTAAAGGTGCTATACGCAGAGCTATTGATATAAACAGGGGTAATATACGTATTCCTGAGCATAAGTTAAATGATATGCGAAAAAATTCTGAGGCGGAACAAAAAACAGTTGAAATGTTTTTTAATAGTATATTTTATTCGCTAGATGAAACAGATAAAGATAATAATACATTTTTTGAAATACCAGATAATTCAAAAGATTACAATATAGATATAATGAATAAGTATTTATTATCTATAATGCAATCACATTTAAGTATAAAAGAATATGATGTATTGCGTATGAGTTATGGTTTAGACTGTGATAAAATGTCAGCTAAAGCAATTGCTGATAAATTACAGATAAAAGGCACAGCTTCATATGTAAGAATATCTCAAATAAAAAGGGATGCAATAAATAAGTTAATCGAGAGTGTAAACCCAGCTCAAGTAATTGATTTTCTTTAAGTTTAACCATTAATACGTAATAATATATTATGACTATTCATGAGAAATTAAGTTTAATTCAACAAGAGTTTAAGTCCAAAAAGTCACGTTTTAACTCGTTCGGCAAATACAACTTCAGATCAGCCGAAGACATCCTTGAAGCACTTAAACCATTTAACAAAAAGTATAAAGTATACTTTACTGTTAATGAGAAATACCTAGGCGACGGCGTTATTGAGTCGGCAGCAACTGTATTTGATGCAGATGGTGCAAACTTTATATCAGCTTCTGCTCTAGTCGGTGTAGACTTTAATCAAAAAGGAATGCAAGTACCTCAGCAATTTGGTTCTGCTTCTTCTTACGGTAAAAAGTATGCACTTGGAAATCTATTGTTAATTGATGATACAGCAGATTCAGATGCAACTAATATGCATGATAAATCCTCTTCAAAACCTAAGTTAATTAAAGGCACAGAAAATTGGACAAAAGCAATTAGTTTTGTAGAATCTGGTGGCGCATTAAAAGCAATATTAAGTAAGTATAATGTGTCAAGCGATGACATGCTAACATTAAAAGTACATGAACCAAAATGAAATAATTGAAAAGCTAAGAAATGATAATCATTATTATGGTGATTTTGGTAAACAATTTTTAAGCAATTCAGATATTTCCGTATTACTTTCAAATCCGCTCGACTTTAAAAAACCCAGTAAACCTTCGCCCGCTTTTTTAGTAGGAGGATATTTTCACACTTGTATACTTGAGCCTGATAAGCTAAAGAAATATAAAGTTATAGAAGCCTCTACCCGTAACACAAAGCTTTATAAAGAAATATCGGGAGGCGAATTATGTTTATTGCAACATGAAGTTGATCAAATAGAAGTAATGCGAGACAAAATGCTCAATAATGAAATTATAAATAAATTAATTACAGGTAATGTTGAGTATGAAGTTCCAGGTATTATTGAAATAGAAAATAATAAATGGAAAGGCAAAGCGGATATTATAAATCATGATGAAAAATTAATCATTGATTTAAAAACTACAAATGATATTCAATCATTTAGATATAGTGCTAAACGTTATAATTATGATAGCCAGGCATATATTTATAGTAAGTTATTTGGATATAACTTTTTGTTTATTGTTGTAGACAAAAATACTCATCAAATAGGTTTATTTGATGTGTCTGATAAATTTTATCAAACAGGATTAGACAAAGTTCAAAAAGCAACTGACGTTTATGAATTGTTTTATAAAACAGAAAATTTTAAACCAGAAAATTATTTTATTAACTTAACTTTATAACAATGGCAGGAATTATTAAAACAAGTATTAACTTGAGTAACATACCTAAAGATAAAATTATTGAGGGTAAAAAAGGTAAATATTTACCTATTACAATTAGTATTAATGACGAGGTTGATCAATTTGGTAACCAAGGTCCAGTTATTGTATCTCAAACAAAAGACGAAAGAGATGCTAAAATGGAAAAAACATATTTGGGAAATGTGCAAGTTGCATGGACTAATGGAGAATTTCCAAGCCCACCACCCAGAGATGGTCAACCATTACAAACAACATCTGCAGCGCCTAAAGAAGTAGAAGACGACTTGCCATTTTAATATGGATATAAACAATACGGAGATCAATGGATTTTTGATTGATACATTCAATCAATATGATCTACAGACAGGAAAAAAAGAGGGCACATGTCCTCTTTGTTCATCTGATAGAAAACCTGAAAATAAAAAACGCAAATGCGCTTCTTATGATTGGGAACGGGGTCTTGGTACTTGCCATAATTGTAATTCAACTTTTCAATTACATACATATCAAAGAAAAGGTAATGCAGATAAAGTTTATATTAAACCAGAGGTAAAGCCGAAAGATTTAGGAAGTAAGATAACTAAATGGTTTAATACTAGAGGTATATCTCAGGGTACTTTAAAATCTTTAAAAGTTTCTGAAGGCCCTGAATATATGCCTCAAACAGGTAAACAAGAAAATGCTATACATTTTAATTATTATGCAGGTAACGAGCTTATAAACGTTAAATATAGAGATGGTAGGAAAAATTTTAAATTATATAAAGGAGCCGAAAAAATATTCTATAATATTGATAATATTGTTGGTTATGAATATTGTATTATTGTGGAAGGTGAAATGGATGCTCTTAGTATTTATGAAGCTGGTATCCCTAACGTAATATCTGTACCTAACGGAGCAACACTAAATTCAAATAATTTAGATTATTTAGATAATTGTATAGATTATTTTATAGATAAAGAAAAAGTTATTATTGCTGTTGATCAAGATGAGCCTGGTATAGCTTTAAGAGCTGAATTAGTTAGAAGATTAGGGGCTGAAATATGTTATATTGCAGATTTTGATGACTGCAAAGATGCAAATGAATATTTATTAAAATATGGAAAACAAAAACTGGCACAGTGTATTACCAAAGCAAAACCGGTACCGCTTGAAAATGTTACAACGCTTAATGATATTGAGGGTGAGATTACAGATTTTGTGCAAAATGGATTTAAGAAAGGCTTTCAAATTGGTTTGGAAAATTTTGATGAAATATTTTCAACGTACACCGGACAATTTATTACTGTTACTGGTATTCCTTCTTCTGGGAAGTCTGATTTTGTTGACCAAATGGTTATAGGCTATAATGCAAATTATGGTTGGAAAACAGCTTTTGCCTCACCAGAAAATGCTCCAACATTTTTACACGCCCATAAACTAATGCGAAAAGTTTGGCAAGATATGCCACGCAAATCCGACATTGGGGGGGAGAAATGGCAATCAATAGCTGGGCATGTTAATGATAATTTCTTTTTTATAGACATGGAACGCTATACTTTAGAGTCAGTTTTAAAGAAAGGCGCTGAACTGGTAAAAAGAAAAGGCATTAAATGCTTAGTTATTGACCCATTTAATAAAATTAGAGATATAGATGCTAAAACAGAAGATGTAAATCGTTATACAATGGAATATTTAACTAAAATTGAAATATTTGCTAAAAAATATGATGTTTTAGTTATAATAGTTGCTCATCCTACTAAAATGTATAAAGATACAAATGGTAAAATTGAAGAGCCCACAATGTATAATATTAAAGGAGGCGGGGAATGGTATGATGCTAGTTATCACGGTTTACTTGTTCACAGAGATTATGAAAACAAAACAGTTAAAGCTAAAGTTTTAAAAGTTAAATTTCAAAATTTAGGTGAAAATGGGGCTGAAGCTTATTTTAAATGGGAGCCAAAGTCAGGTTGCTTTATTCCGCACAGAGAAATAGCAATTAATGATAAAATGCCATGGGAAGCGGATTAAAAAATAAAGATAAAAATACGTGGATGCCTTATTATCATCCTACACCTGAAGAATATGAAGCAAGTTTATTTTGTATTAGAAATAACTTTAGGATTTCCCCTTTAGGTATTAATGGTGAGCCCAATAAGTGGAGAATAGGTATTAATATAGGGCCATATAAGAAAGGCGAAAAGCCTAAAATAGCCCCACACATATATGATAAAAACACAATTTGGGTAGAATATTATAAATTTTGTAAATATTATTATGATAAATATAGAACATGAATACAGAGGATTATTATCAGGAGTACTCTATGGCGGAGCTGAAAAATCAGATAGAACAGGCACGGGGACGCGTGCTGTCTTCGGAAGAATGCTTAGACATAATATGGAACTCGGATTTCCAATATTAACTAGCAAAAAAATATATTTTGAAAAAGCTGTTACAGAACTTTTATGGATTTTATCCGGTAAAACTGATCTTGCTTATTTGCATTCCAACAATGTTAGATATTGGGATGATGATTATAATAGATCAGGTAGAACCGATGGCACATTGGGCCCCGTATATGGCAAGCAGTGGCGTAATTTCGGTGGGGTTGATCAGCTATATGAGCTTCTTAGAGAGATCAAAAAAAATCCAACTTCACGTAGAATTATTATTAATGCTTGGAATCCAGCTGAGCTTGCTGATATGGTACTTCCTCCTTGCCATTACGGTTTACAAGTGTATATTAATAATGGTGAAATTAGTTTAATGTGGCAGCAAAGATCCGCTGACATATTTCTTGGCTTACCTTACGATATAGTCATGTACGGCTTATTATTAGAAATGTTAGCAAGAGGAAACGGGTATAAGCCCGGAGAATTAATATGTAGTCTTGGAGATTGTCATTTATATAATAATCACCTTGAAGCAGCTAAAATTCAGCTGGAAAGGTCTACATTTGAATTACCGCAACTAGAAATGTCCTTTGGGTTAACCCTTAGAGAAGGCGCTGGTAATTTTATTCATATTCCCACAAAGAATATGATTGAGTTAAATAATTATAAATATCACGAACCAATTAAAGCAAAATTATCGACATGAAAAAATTAAATTTACTTTTACTATTTTTACCTTTATTTATTAATGCACAATACGGAAGAGCTGTAAAGTTTCAAAATACCGTAAGAACGTATTACAATATGCAAGAGCTATCTAGTAATAGACAGCTTAAAAAAGAAGCTCAAGCTTGGGCTAATTATATTGCTATTGAAGATGACTTAATTTTATCTTCTGATATGTATGGAGAATCATTATATAGATTACCTAAAAATGATATAATGAATTCTAGAAATTATTATTTAGACGCGGCAGTAGCTTGGTTTGAAGCTTATGATACTCCTGAATATTATCAGCAATTATGTTATAGTTGTACCGAAGTTGGCTTTGGAATGGCCGAAAGCAATGAGTATATATATGTTGTAGCTAAATATGATAAAATTTATGATTAAAAAAAATTATTATATTTATCATATTCCTAATCAAAAAATTGGAATGACGTGTAATTTAAATAAACGCGTTGAACATGAACAAGGATATAAAAAAGATGAATATGAAGTTTTATTCTCATCTAGAGATGTAAATAAAGCATCATTAATGGAAAGAAAATTGCAAAAGTTTTATGGCTATAAAATTGATAGGCAATTATATACTAATTTAATAAAAATTAAATCAATGAAAGTTAATCCCACAGAGCAAACATCAACATTTGATTGTGAGCGTCAAGACTTATTGCAAGTTTTAAATCAAAATGAAGGATTTAAATGGAAAACAAGTCTTGGTGAATTTGAAATAAATAATGAAACAAAAAAATGGATAATCGCAAATGCTAAACCATCCATGTACAACAATGACCGTTGTTTTATTTATAATAAAGCTTATTATGAAGCTTTTTCCTCAAAACCTACATATAATAAGGTTGAGATATTTGATCTTATTAGAGGCTGGGCAGACGAGCGTGGTATATATGACAAGGGTGATCCTAAAACACAACTAATTAAATTATATGAAGAAACAGGAGAACTTGCCAAAGCATTACTTGAAGATGATAAAGAAGGTATTATTGATGCTATTGGTGATAGTGTTGTTGTTCTTACTAATCTCTCAAAACTGGTCGGATATGACGTTGAAAGCTGTATTCAGTCTGCTTATGATGAAATATCTAATAGAACTGGCAGAATGATAGATGGAACATTTGTAAAAGATACATTATGAGAGACAAAATAATTGAACAAGTAATTAATAAAATTAAATCGCGTTCTGATGTTGGTTTTAAAAAGTACGGTGTTACTTTAGCCGATGACGATCAAACTCTTGATACCTGGTTGAAGCATTTACAAGAAGAATTAATGGATGCAGTTAATTATCTTGAAAAAGCACGGATGGTATTACGCGAGGAAGTTGAAGAATGCTACGTAAGAGATGCGAAAGAAATATAAAAGCAAAAGAGGACCTGTACAATCTAAAAAAATAACTTATGATGGAATTAATTTTGCTTCAGGGTTAGAAAGATATATGTACATGGCTTTAAGAAAAGCAAAAATAAAAGCAAAATATGAAGGAGAAACCTTTGTTCTTATAAATGGCTTTCATTTAGCAAACGAATCGTATGAAAGACAAGCTAACGGTAAAGGAGATTTTACTAATAGGGGAGGAAAAAGAATATTACCAATAAAATATACGCCAGATTTTATAGGAGAAGATTTTATAATAGAAACAAAAGGTAGAGCTAATGAATCATTTCCTATTAGATGGAAATTATTTAAGCGTTTGGTTTCAGAACAATTTCCAGACTACGTTTTATTTAAACCACAAAATCAAAAAGAATGCGACAGGGTAATAGACCTAATAAAGGAGGCTCGAAGGAAGTAGCAAGAAGACATTACGCAAATCGCCAAATTGAAAAATGGATCAAATGGACGGTTGAAAGCAGAGGGTATTTAAAATATAATGAGTTAGTACAATTACATGAAGAATATAATATAAAGTGCTATGGCTAAAATAATATTAAATAATTATATATTAAAACATAAAGTAAAAAGAAAAGGGGTGCATGCAAAAAGTAAAACATCTAAATTAAAATCATCAAAAAATTATGTTAAACCTTATAAAGGGCAAGGAAAATGAATATACCTAATTGGAATTTAAGTATTGGGTTATACCCAGGAATATTGATAGGCATAAGATCTTATCCAGAAAAAGAATATGTACAACACGTGCTTTATCTACCTTTTGTAGATTTATGCTTAGAAATAGACAAACAATAATGGGATTATTTGACAAAAGAATACCGTATAAGCCATTTGAATATCCGGAATATTATACTGAAGGTTGGCTTAAGCAAGCTCAGGCATTTTGGTTACATACCGAAATACCCATGTCAGGTGATGTAAAAGACTGGAATGAAAAACTAACAGAATCAGAAAAAAATTTAGTAGGCAATATACTACTAGGTTTTGCTCAAACAGAATGTGCTGTATCTGATTATTGGACACAAAACGTTGTATCTTGGTTTCCCAAGCATGAAATACAACAAATGGCAATGATGTTTGGTTCGCAAGAAACCATTCACGCAGTAGCATATAGTTATTTAAACGAAACTTTAGGACTTGAAAACTTTGAAGCATTTTTACATGAGCCAGCAACGGCTGATAGATTTGATAATCTCGTTACTTATAATGGCAACAATCCCGTGGGTATTGGTAAATCATTGGCAATATTTAGTGCATTCGCAGAGGGAGTTAGTCTCTATTCTGCTTTTGCTGTTCTTTATAGCTTCCAATTACGTAATTTACTCAAGGGTATTGGGCAGCAAATGAAATGGTCTGTAAGGGATGAATCATTACATAGCAGAATGGGATGTAAACTATTTCAACATATGTGTAAAGAAATTCCAAATTTATTAGAAGATTGTAGAGAAGATGTTATTAAAGCGGCCCAAACAATGCTTGAAGCAGAAGAAAAATATATTGATAAAATGTTCGAACAAGGAGACATTGAGAATCTTAGATCTAACGACCTCAAACATTTTATTAGAAAAAGACTTAACGAGAAATTACAAGAACTTGGTTACTTCGACCTCGGGCAGTACTTTGCATATGACGGAAAAAAAGCAAGTAATTTGGACTGGTTCTATCATCTTACTGGTGGCCATACTCATACTGACTTCTTTGCTGTTCGTCCAACTGATTATTCTAAAGCAAATGAAGGTGAAGATTTTGAAGATATATGGTAAATTTAAAAGCATTAGTAAAAGAAAGAAAGTTAACGCCCAAAGAAAGATTATCTAATAGACTTGGATATATGGGCGCAGCCTTTATAATGATTTCACCTTATTTGCTTCCTGATAATATAGGTGCAATAACATATGTATTTGGAGGTTTATTATCTTTACCACAAGTTTTTGTGGCAAAACAATGGAATTTAGTAATAGTAAACATAAATGTAACTTTAGGGTATTTAATTTATTTATATAATGCATAATGAAAGAAAACAAAATAATAGAAATGTGGAAAAGAGTAGAGATACTCGGGGCAAACCAACAACAAATAATACAAGAGATGCAAAACATGAAAGACCTCTTGATTGGGACGCTAGAGACCTTAAAGCGGATACCTGGCTACGAAAAAGCCCTAGATCAACTCAAGGAAGATACACAGAAAGATTCTGGGAATAAAGAAAAAAAATTAGAGAATGTGGAATAACGACTGGAAAAAAGGCGAAGATTACCCCGCGTGGGGCGATACAGAAGTTTATAAAAAAACAATATCTGGAGGTTATTTATATAATGGTGAAACACCTAGAGAAGCATATATGCGTGTTGCTAAAACTGTAGCAAGACGTTTATATAAACCAGAAATAGCCGATAAATTTTTTCAGTATATATGGGATGGGTGGTTGTGTTTAGCCTCACCAGTATTATCTAATACAGGTACAGATAGGGGTTTGCCTATAAGTTGTTTTGGAATTGATGTTGCTGATAGTATACAAGATATAGGACAGAAAAATTTAGAAATGATGCTTTTAGCCAAGCATGGTGGCGGTGTTGGCGTAGGAGTTAATATGATAAGACCCGCCGGAGCTAAAATTACAGGTAATGGAACATCTGATGGAGTGGTGCCGTTTTGCAAGATATACGATTCAACTATACTCGCCACTAATCAAGGATCTGTCCGGCGAGGAGCTGCGTCAGTTAATATCAATATTGATCACTCCGACTTTGAAGAGTGGTTGGAGATACGAGAACCGAAAGGAGACGTTAATAGACAGTCACTTAATCTCCACCAGTGTGCTGTGGTCGGTGACAAGTTTATGCGAAGACTTGAATCAGGAGATAAAGAAGCTAGAACAAAATGGTCAAAACTTCTCCAAAAGCGTAAAGCAACTGGAGAACCTTATATACTCTTTAAGGGAAATACAAACAAAGCTAACCCAAAAGCATATAAGCAAAACGGACTCAAAGTTCATATGACAAATATATGTAGCGAAATAACATTACATACAGATGAATCACATTCTTTTGTTTGCTGTCTATCATCTGTTAATTTAGACAAATATGACGAATGGAAGAATACGAATTTAATTTACGACGCGACTTGGTTCCTGGACGGTGTGCTGGAAGAATTTATCCAGAAAGCCAAGAATATGAAGGGATTCGAGAACTCTGTACGCAGTGCGGAGAAAGGCAGGGCGCTTGGACTTGGTGTCCTTGGGTGGCACAGCCTACTCCAAAAAAACGGAATCGCTTTCGAAAGCTTATTAGCACAATTCAAAACGCGAGAAATATTTTCAAAAATAAAAATAGAAACTGAAAGAGCTTCAAGGAACCTTGCAGAAGTTTATGGAGAACCTTTATGGTGTGTTGGAACAGGAATGCGCAACACTCATCTTAGAGCTATTGCCCCTACTGTATCTAATAGCAAGCTCAGTGGCAACGTGTCTGCAGGTATAGAACCTTGGGCTGCTAATGTTTTTACTGAACAGTCGGCAAAAGGCACTTTTATACGTAAAAACAAAGAACTTAAAAAAGTATTAAGAAAAATTGGTATCGACAATAAAGAAACTTGGGATAAAATTTTGGAAGATGGTGGATCCGTTCAAGGAATTAAACAACTTGATGGATGGTTTTACGATCACACAGGAAGACTTAACCAAGGAGAAGGAGAATTGATAAAAAATGTATTTAAAACATTTAAGGAAATAAATCAGTTGGAATTAGTTAATCAAGCTGGCATTAGACAAGATTATATAGATCAGTCTGCAAGTTTAAATTTGGCATTTCCATCTGTAGCTACCCCTAAATGGATTAATCAAGTACACTTGGAGGCATGGAAGCGAGGGATTAAAACTTTGTACTATATGCGTACTGAGTCTGTATTGAGGGGAGATATTGCTGCAGCGGCAATGGATCCTGATTGTTTAAGCTGCGATGGATAATTTAAAATTTATATTATGACTTTAAAAGAAAAAGTAAAAAAACTAGAAGCAGAATTAGAAAAAGCTAAAAGAGATGCTAGCAATCTAATTTTAAATACAGAAGATAATGTATTTACTAAAGATGAACTTAAGAAAATTAAGTTTTTAGAAGCCTGGGCAGTTATAGGCCCACTGGTTGGTATAGGAATAGGATTAATATTCTAAAACAAAAAAAGGGGCCGCAAAGCCCCTTATTTTTTTATTTATTCATTACTTTTTTAGCTGTATATCTATCATCGTGTTCAAGAGCAGCTTTAAGAATAATTTTATCCATAACATTATCTTGATTCTCAAGCATTTGTTTTTGCAAATCAATAACCATTTTTTCTAAATCATCTTTAGATTTTACAAGTAAATCTATTTGGTTGTTTTTCTTTTCAACTTCATTTTTTAAAGCATTTACATCATCAGGTTTAGCACCAGTGATTGTGCTTACTACAATTCCAATACTTGCGGAAATTGTTCCAATGAGCATCATTACCACTTCTTTATTTGTTTCTAATACAGGGTACTGCATTAAAATAAAAATAATAGACATTACCAATAGGAATATAAATAATGATCCTACATAATGACGAATTTCTTTCGCCACACCGTTTTTGGGGAGCTTCATACTTTACTTTTTAGTTGTTTTATATATTTGGATAATGGTGTATATCGCCGTAAGCAATAATACAATTGTTTGTAGTACCTGGGTCAATGGAGCCATAGTAGTAAATAGTGCTGTAATATTCAATCCGTATACTTTTAGTGAATCTAGTGAGTTCATTATTTTTTATATTTGCTTACTCTACCTTTAGTATTTTTTTCTCTTTTGGCTCTTGCTTTTTGTGCTGGAGTTAATTCGCTCCATGTTGATGGAGTTTTACTAGAAATTTTTTTTGTAGGTCTAAATGTATTTTCTCCCCCTTCATAGCCTTTTTTACCGCTAGGTGTCCTCCAATCCTCTTTAAACCATCTTTTAAGAGCAGCTCCTTTTGCTGTTTTACGCACTTTTTTAAAAGGTGACCTTTTCATTTTGTATGCCATCACTTTTTAGAATTACCCCAGTTAGCTGCACCAACTTTTCTACATTTTGCCATTGCGCCACTTCTATAAGCAGAATTTTTAGGGCCATATCGGCTTACAACTTTATTATAGCATGCATCTTTTAAAAGAGGAGATTGAGTACACGTTTTACTTGTTATTGGTTTCATTTTCTTTTCATTAATTGTTTAAGATTATTATTTCTTTTCATTAAGTTTTGCAACTGCTTTGTTGTTAAGGTTTTATTAGAAGTTTGCTTTTCAATCATATTAAGATCCCATTTGCTCCACCCAAGAGATAATGCAATTGATTGCCATAATTCTGTTTCGGGTTGCATTGCTATACTCAAATGATCTAATTTTTTAACAACTCTGTCAGCGGGAAAATTAGTACCAGCAGATATAACTTGTCCAGCCGCCATAAATGCAGGGTTTTCTAAGCTAAAGCCTTTTGTAAACACTTTTTCTTTTGTTTGCTTATAAGTAAAAGTTTTACCGGCAGATATTAATTTTCTTAATTTTGAATTGATTGGTGGTGAAATTGCTGTAGATTCTATTGCAACTTGTGTATAATCTGGTCTAGACTTTTGAGATTGTTCTATAATTTCTAATATCATATTCTTAACAGTAGCAGCCGCGGCACCATAAACCCCTGTACCTCTAAGTAATGTGTCAACACTACTATTACCTATTCTAAATATTCTAGACTTAACATCATCATCATCTTCATCATCAAATAATAAAGCAAAAAGACCTTGTTGTAAAGCGGAGAATATAATATTTTGTATTACACTATAATATGCAATCTTACTAATATTTGTCTTCCAATCTCCACGCCCATTAATTAAATCTAAAGCAGCTTTTTTAGTTAATCGAGCGTATTGCATAGGTGTATTACCAAAAGCTAATATAAGGCGCCCTAATGAGCCTGCTTGCTGCGATGATATCCTATCAGGCCTAGCGGATTGTTGCGTTTCTTCCGCTATTTCTTGAAAGTCTGTAAATGCTTTTGCTTCAGCTTCAGATTGTTCTAATCCTTCTTTTAAATATTTTTTTATTCTATTGCGATAAAATGTGGCACCGCCTGAAGCAATTGCAAATGAGTCAGCTATTTGTGTTGGGGCAAATCCTATTTTAAGAATATAACTCAACATTGCTTTTGCTTTGTTTTGTGATGTAGCAGCTGCATTCGCAATTTCATCTGCGTTTACGTCTGTTTGTAAGCCAGAACGTCTTTGTTTTAAAAAGTCAGAATTAAATAATGTTGTAAAATCTTTTGCATATTGCGGGAAATTAGCTAAAGCTAATCCTGCATTAATTGGATTGTTATCGCTAAAGTTTATAAAGTTAACTGCTGATAATGTTTGCAGTACTGCTGATCTAGCATTAAAGAACATGATCGTACCAATAGAATTATTAGTCCAATCCATAAAAGCTTTTTCAGCTTTACTTGCTGCGCTTCTTCTATTACGGCCCGTACTCATGCGAGCTAATATATCGTCTAAAGCTTCAACATACCTATCTCCATATAACGCTCTTAGCTTGTTTTTATTACGGTCATTAAATATTTCTTTTACATTTTCTTTCCATTGTGTTAAATATTCAGATCGTTTTACATCATTAACATATGATACAAGGTCTGTTGTAATATCCCCAGCAGACCAATCAGCGCTTGGCTCTGGATAGCCTTCTGAATTCAAAGCTTTTAATCTATCAGCAAATTCTTTTAATTTAGGGTTGTTTTTTACAATTTCAAGATTTTCACTTATTGTTTGTGGATCGTTTTCAAGACCTGGTATTTCCATTCCTTGTGATTTCCATATATATATTCTAGCAGAATCTTGATTTGTAAATCCTGAACTATTTTTTTTATCAAGTTTACCAGGCACATCTTTAATAGCTTCTTTTTTGAGTTCCATCCATTTACGCAATGAATTTTGCTTAGCATTTTCAAATTGTTGAATAGCGCGGGAAAAAGGTCTAATTAAATTTTCATTATACCATTCCATTTGCCGATCTCCTACTTTACCTTTACCTAATGTAGCGTATAATAAACCTACAAAATCATCAGCTGAATATGGTATAAAAAACTTTTTACCTTTTCCTCTGCCAAGCATTTTAGCTTTAACAGGTGAAAATTCTTTTGTCCATTCAACACCAGTAGTTGCTTGCAACAGCTGATTAAACTCCTTATCTAATGATTTAGAAAATCTAAACATTCCATCAAAATTATAATTAGTTTGATCTAATGCTTTTTCATAACTTATTTTACCATCTTTAGGAATAGTAGTTTTATAATCTTGATCAACTATATCTGCAAAATCTTTTGGCACTACGTTTATTTGAGCAGTGTCTAATAACGTATTTAATTTTTCTTTTTTTGCATCTGTTGGTCGTTGTATATAATTAACTATTTTTTCAAATAAATATTGTACCGGCGGTCGATGCTCAAATACTGTTTCACCTGAATAATTTTGTACAATCCCCCCTATGTTACCAGAAGACCTCAATAATCCTCTTTGATCTTTTTGAGTAAGTTTAATGAGAGATATAGCTAAACCTTTATTTTCAGTCCCAAGGCCAAATATTAATTCTTTTAACCTATTCCTATTTTCGCTAAATACTCCATCAACTTCCTCTCTTGAAAGCTTATCATTTATTAAATCTTTATGAAAACTCTGCACCGAAGTATTGTACGTAGAAGATCCTAATGCTACGCCATCAACATCTCTTATATAAGTTCTTTTTTCTTTAAATTTACCTTTATTAGGTCCTTCTTTATATTCTATAATTTTTTCGTCAAGGCGAATAGGTTCATTGGGCCCAAAAATTTTATCTCCTGCAATTTCTTGTAATTTTTTAAATAATCTATAATTTGTATTATAATTTAATTCCTCCGTTTGTCTAGAGATTGTTCTTAATGGTCTTGAAATAATATTAATTAAATATTTACTTATATCGCTTTGTTCCTCAATAGATTTGTTTTTTATTGCTTCAGCATAGCCAGGCAATATATATTTCTCTAATACTATTGGAAAACTTTTTGTCCATGCATCATCTAATAATACTTCAATTATTTTAGGGTCAAGCTTACCAGCAGCAGAAATAAATCCTTTAAATAAAATAGAGCTTAATTCTTGATTGCTTAATCCCGAATCATTAAGAATACTTTTTGAAAACCTAAAGTCTTCATTTCTATCTATTTGTTTTGCTATTTGAGCTAAATAATTATCAGGCAATATATCACCCGTTATTTCAGCAATTTGTTCGTATTTAGATTTTACATCGTTACTATTTAATACTTCCATTGTAGCATCAAATGCTATTTCTTCTGCTATAGCTTCAACAATTGCAGTTTTTCTAGTTCCTTGTGTTGATCTTCCAACATCAGAACCTAAAAAGTATTTTATAAATTCAGCAGGCGTAATTTTTTTCTTAGTAAATATTTTATTACCCTCGGCCGTTTTTTCACGTAATTGTTTTCCATTTTCATCAACAACAGGTTCAATAAAATCTTTAAATCTTTTATTTAATATTGACTGAGGTAGTTTATCATATATAGATTTAAAATTATTACGTAAAAAAGATTCGTATGCTTCTTGTCTACCAACAAATTTTGCCATTGGTTTTTTAAGCTCTGTTCTAAACCTTTTTTGTAACTCCGCTCTAAACTTAGGGTCTTGAGGGTTTGGTAATTTTGTACCAAATGTTTTTATTACCGCATCTTTAACTTTTGTAATAAGCTCTTCTGGTAGACCAATTTCTTTTCTTAAACTTTTTATTTCGTCGGCTATATTAACTTCTTCAGTTATATCTATACTTTCTTCAGTAGTGGTATCTGTAACACCCTTAGCCTCGGTAACATCTAATGTAAATTCCGTGTCTAATATACGATTAGCTGCTTCAATTGCTCTTTTTGGTAAAAATTTATTTATATAAGCGGCTAATGGTGCACCCTTGGCTTTTTCAGGCGTGTATGCCATAATCATGTCAAGTATACCGCGTTTCCCTGTTTCTATTTCATCTTTTAATAATTGATATTCAAAACCAGGTACGTTTCTATATTTATTTACAATTTTATCTACAATAGGTTTAAACTCTGCAATTATATCAAAAGCATTTGCAGCGCCTTGGGCTTCATATATTTCTTGTACTTTATCTGAAGCTCCAGACTTAGAAAATCTTTCAACGTCTTCTTTAATTTCATTACCTATTTTACTAGACTTAATGTCAACGCCAAGTTGCTTAAACTTTAGATTATTAACATTTTTAGTATAGTTTCTTAAAAAATTAAAAACATCTTTTCCTGTTTCTAACTTAACCGAACCAAATCCGAAACTACTTAAAAGACGAGTTGCTGAATTTTTTATTTTATCAGTAATGCTTTCATCAACTATTATTTTTTCTCTAGCTATAATATCTGAAAAAATATTTAAATATTCTTCCAAAGGTGCTTCACCCTCATAAGCTTTTTTAAGTCTTTGTTCTATTCTTTCTAATATCTTCGGCTGAGTTTGTTTTAAATAATCTTTAAAGCTATTTACTAATGGGCCTAAAGATTCATCGCTAACATTAAAATTTTTAGCCATAACATAATGTAATAGTTCGTGTCCCAATACATTTGTTTGTTCTGTAGCTGCTGAAATATCTCTATTTATATATATATTATTACCATCAAAAAATAGAGCATCTGATTTACTTTTTTTACCAGTTATTGCTTTTGATACTTCTTGAAATACTTCATTAGAAACATTTTCTATATTTATATCTTTTAAAACTTTTTTTGCAACTCCAACCGCTTCTGCTATACTAACTCCACTTTTAATTATTCTTGACAACGCTTGCTCTTGTTCTATGTCTATATTATCTTTACCTAATATAGCTCCCATTTCTGTATAAGCGCTATCTAAAAGTACTTGCGCTTCTTTTTGGGCTTGGTTAGTATATTTAACATTGCCTATAATATCTAATTGAGAATTAGTTTCATCTATTAATCTCGCATATTCTATTTTTTCTGCTCTAGTTAAACCATCCCAAACTTTAGATAATCTATCAGCCCTCCCTTGTTGGCGTTGTTCTAATACTTCTATTTTATTTTTAAAATATGCTTTTTTCCGATCAGGAGCATTTTCATAATCCTTAGTTGCTCTATCAATCTCGATACCAATTTGTAATTGCTCTTGCCTCCACTTTTTTGGTGCAATTATTGACATCGCTATTTTTTTTCTATCGCCAGTCAACGCTACTTGCGTTCCTATAGTTCCAGCTGTAATACCACCACCCATTAATCCACCAACTACCCCGCTATGAATAGCTGTTCTCCAATATTGCGCAGCTTCTATTTCGTCATCAAAAAACATTTCATCAGCCGCTAATTGTGTAACCCCTGTTGCTGATTCTGTAAGAGCTTCAACCCCAGCTTGTGCACCAATGCCTAGTATTTTACGAAGAGCATAAGGAACCCCGGTACGTGTCATATCTTTAATAACTTTTTCCGTTACCCCTCTTGTAGCTGCTCTAGTTAATGTTTTAAAGGTATATCCCCCTAACCATTCAAATAAAGCTTCTGATCCTCCTTTTAAAGCAGCATTACCCAACATCAATCCTGCTGTTTCTTCAGGTCGTTCTTTTAAATTCCTTTCAAATTCAGAACCAAATGTACCAAGCCCTATTACAGCTGAGCCATATCCTGGCATCATATAAGTTAAAACAGTAGCAGGTAACGAACCAATCGCTTCGCTAATAAATTGTTGTGCTGACTCACCTTTGCGACCTGATTGCCACAAACCAATAGCATCTAACTCATTGCCTTGTTCATCATATTTTTTTTCTCTAATATTTCTAAGTGCTTCCACGCCCTCGTAAACTTCTGACATATCTATTCTTTGTTCACGAGATATTCTATCAAAAGTTTTATCACTTATTCCAGCTAATCCCAATTCATATAATATTTCAGCAGTATCTACAACCCCTGCCCCTAATTCTGCTGTCATAGCGGTCCAATCAGCTAATATAGGTATCATAAAATCAGGCATAAGGGTAGCCATAGGATTAGCTCTTGCCATCGCTTGTCTTGTAACATCTATCCTTAATTCAGACGGTGTTTTTTTTCGTGGAGGAGTAACTAATGTTGAATCAACTGTTCCTGTTTGAGGTAACTCCAAAGAAATATCTACCGATGGAGATTCCGTAACGGTCAATTCGGGTGCTGCATTTTCCTCCACATCCGCACCCGGTGATGTGGGAGTTGTCTTTCCCAATTCTTTGAATTTATATTTTTGAACATAATCATCAACCATCATACCCGACTTATAAGCCGCGGCTTGAACTTGATCTAATGTATATTCATTCCCGTCTAATTCAAACATATTATATTATTTTTAAGTTCCCGGCATTCCGGAAGTATCAACATTAGCGTATTTATCGGCCATATATTTATTAAAGAAGTACTTTTGCCCCTCTGGGCTTAAACCTGGTGTATTTTTAAGTATTAAATCATAAATGTCATCAGGATTATTATAATTAATTTGTAATGGTTGACCTTTATAAAAAGCCAAAGCATCTCCATTCACAGTATTAAACATATCTGTAAGTTGATCAGAAGATAAATCTTTTAAGCTTTCTGAAGCCTTAGCATTTTCTATAAATATTTTTAATTGTTCTTCTCTGGTTACATAATCACCTTGACTTTGTTTATTTATTGAACGAAGCTGACCAACTATGGTTTGTGATTTCATTTCATCACTTACAGGTATTGTAGTTGGAGCATCAACCCCAACATTTTGTGGAGGGCCTTGTATATCTGTAATATTAGATATAGTCTCGCTAAATTTGCTATACGGCATTACAGTTGGTCCAAACAATTGTATTTCTTGTTTTAATGAAGCTGTCATTCCAGAATCAGCTCTATCTTTAGCTGCATCAGCAGCGGCTTTAGCGGAAACTTTTTCATCATATAATTTTTTAGATCTATCAAAAGCTTCTTTAGCTGCAGACTTATATCTATCAGAAACTAATGTAACAAGTTGTTCTCTTGATACAGATTCTTCCTCGCTATCTAGCACCCCGTTGTCTTCAAAATCATCTTTAATTTTTTGTAACATACCTTCAGGAAGTTCATCTCCCATTTCGTCTACTAATATACTTGCTAAGTCAGCATCAGAATATTTTATATTCTTTACTTCATTTTCAATTTTATTATTAAACGACGCTTCGTCCCATCCTTGTAATCCATATTTTTCATATTCATTACCTACAGTTTGCAATTGCTGTAAATATGAGTCTGATCTTCTTGATATAGGTCTTGTATTAACTAAAGTGCCAAAATCTTTCACTTCGCCATCATTAAATATAAATTGGCCATCTTGTACAGTATAATTGCCTTTATATATATCGTCAACTTTTGACATTAGCTCAGGGCTGTTTAATTTACTTAGATCATCTTGGCTCATTTCAGCTAGGTTAGCTATCCATTGTTTAAAGTCACCAGCTTGTGTTGCTATTTTATTAACCTTACCCATAGCTTTACTAATAGCTAATTGTCTTTCAACAGGGGTTATATTTTTATCTTGAATAGCAGCAATAGCTTCATTACGAATATTCATAGCTTCAGTTACTGCATATTCACGCATTTGCTCCGGAACTTGTGATTCATCAAGCATGGGTAATTGCGCAATAGCTTGAGCTTGTAATTCTTGTCGTCTATTTTCTACAGCGCGACGTCTAAGTATAGCTCTCTCACCTCGCATTACAGCTTCACCAACAACGTCTCCGACGTCGGTAAATTTATTTGCTGCCATGCGCGCACCTCTAATTAATTGTTGATTTGCCATAATATATTATTTTAACCTGCCCCAGCAGCTATTCGACCAGCTCCTACAGCTACGTTAGCTATACCGCCGACTAAGCCTTGAGTTGCAGCTTTTCTTGCTTCATCAGCAGCAGCTTTACGTTGTTGAGCCATACCAAATAATGTTTCTGTTCTACCAAATTCTTTTGCTTCTTTTGCTTGTTGACCGGCAGCTCTTTGAGTTTCTAAATTTGCCTGCCCTTGTGCTCTCGCCATTTGATTAGCAGCCTCTTGTTGCCCAATACTTGCTGATGCGGACTGCAAATTAGTTGATTGTTGTTGCGCTAATGTTTGTGCTAAAGCGGCAATTCCACCGCCACCGGCAGCTCCAGATAAACCTGATAATGTACTAGCTAATCCTTGTTGCTGCTGCTGAGACGCAAACTGCGCTTGTTGTTGATTTACAGTTAAATCTTCAAATGTATTAGTTAAGTTAGCTGAAGAATCTTTAAATTCAAATGATTCATACGCGGATCTTTTTTCTGCTAATTCTGCTCTTGCTGCTCTTTGTTCTCTTCTACGGGCACGCCCGCCTATAAGACCACCAGCAATACCCGCTAGCCCACCAGCAATTTGTCCAAATGCTCCAGGATCGTCTTTAGCTGCTCCCTTTACTGCAGCGCCAAAACCGCCTTTTTTTAAAGGAGATGTACCTGCTTGAGCAACATATTTTAAAGGTGTGTTTCTTTCTTCCATAATTAATTACTACTAAACATTGTTTCGCTGTTTACAGCGTATAATTCACAAAAATCTGTGCTATCATTTTCCATTTTTATAGTGGCTTGATAGCCAATAAGTCCACTACTATTTATTACATTGTTTTTTGCAAACATAAAGTAATCACCTATAACAGGTCTTTGTGCCTGCGGTGGTACATCTACTATAAAACTTAATCTATCAGAAGCAACGGAAACACACTCACCTAATTCTGTTAAATTATCATTTTTTAAAAAATATATAATATCTCCTTTTTGTAAAGAAGTATTTAATGCTTCACCAAAATTTACAGTTAAGTTAGCCATTTTTATTGATTTTTAGTAGGTAAAAACATTTGTCCTGTATAATAATTAACCCATTGATCTGATTCAACTATAGTACCATTACTGTCTATATTGTAAAGAGAAGGAAAATCAGCATTTTCAGGATGATCAGTATATGGTTTATAATTGCCTTTAAATACAAATTGCTTAACAGAATAATCTATTTCGTATTTTGGTTCTGGTTTTTTAGCTGATGAACCTATTCTCATTCTTGTTAAATCATAATAAGCATCACCATGAGAGGCTAATGTTTCACCATTAGGCCCTGTTATTTGTTCACTATATACTATTAAACCATTTACGTTAACATTTGAATATATTTGAACACCAATTTGCAATGTGCCTTCACCTTTTGAATCAAGTTGGACTTTAGCTTCCCAAGTATTTAATGCAGGATCTGTTATTTTCCAACCAAAAGTTTCAACATGCTCAATTGCTTTTTGAGCATAGATTCCTTTTGGATATGAAGGGGATGTTACAATCATAAGATTTTTATTAAAAGCATTATTACTAACATTATTATTAGGAATATTACTATAATTCGCATATCTCATGTCAAAATAGGTTCCTTTTATCGTTATTTCTTTATTTGCATAAGCGGTATTTTTTAAATAAATTTCTTTATATTGATAAATACCACCATTATTAGAAGTAACAGATTTAATATATCCAAGTTCACCTGTTTTTTTAACAGTAGGGAAATCATTAAATTTAACTATTGAGCAATTTGTATCTTCAAGAGTTATAGGCGCTTCACCTTGAATGAAATTATAATGTCCTTTAGGTACAGATTTAGCACCTGCATTAAGAAATTTATTTTCATCACTATATAAAAGATTTGGGTTATCTTTTATATATGCAGGGAATCTATTGCCAAGATATAATAAATCTCCATCATTTGTTCTTAAATACACAAGACTACCTTTTTTTAATGGTAAATCTTTAGAAATAACTTCAACAAAATCAATATTATCATCATGAACCAAAGTACAAGGGTCTTTATAATGATCGTAGTTACCTACTTTTGCAAGATATTTATTGAAAAAACCAGGGTGGTCATTAACAGCAGTTACTAAAAGTTCAGGTATATAATATGTATTACCAACAGGAGTGTTATTAAAATTGATTAGCATGTTAACTGTGAGTGTTTTTCCGTCTGCACTAACCTCAAAAGTATTGGTTACTTGTTTTGAATCTCCAAATATATCGGTATAAGTACCAGCAGTTGCTTTTGTAAAATAACTACCTAAGTTTGTTATATTATATTTTGACGTACTAGTATTATCTGGATCCCACCAATAAAACAATGAATCAGGCATTTTCATAACATGCTGCATCAATTTATTTCCTGCTGATCCATCTGTAATCCAGTACCTACCAGAGCTTGTTTCACTAAAAGAATTAGTTATACCTTGTAATCCATTACCATTAAAAAACTGTTCATTGCCATTTGAACCTAACCATCTTTGTGTGACTCCTTCTCCGCTTAATGCTCTGTCTATATTATCTAACGATCTTTGGTTTATTGATCCGCTTTCAAAATTTTGACCTGTAGAAACAGTATTAATTGTCATATTGTAAGCTGCAACGCTTGAATATCCATTTATTTTAGTAAAACCTGATGATTTTAATTGTGTTGCGAAAGCTATAAGAGCTCTTATTTCAACGCCGGTATTAGCTTCAAAAATTTCTTCTAAAGGTCTAATTGTATATGTTTGATTTGTTGAAGGAGCTACAAAAGTCTTATTTTTAAAACCAACAACAATTTTACTATTATTAACAGATGGGCGCGGACCAAAAGAAACTTTTTCGTTAAAAGCAAAGGTTGCTGTAACATCATTGTTGGATGAGTCGTATATTTTAAAAGGTATTATATTAGTAAATGTTTTTTTATTCTTATAACCTGAAGCCGAGGTCAACTCAAAATAACGGCCAATCATATTTGTATGTGGCTTATTTGCTTTTGTTGTTATTGTATAAGGTATACTTGCACCATTATATCCGGCTACAGTGTAATTTGATGTAGCCGAACCTCCCGCTATAGTGTTAGAATAAGCAAAAGTTATTGTTACATTTTTATCTAATAGATTATTTAAGTTTAATTCAAAAAATTCTGAATCAATAAAGCTAGTAGATGTTAATTTACCTTTTATTAATAAAGTATCATTTGTTGCTGTGGTTAGAGTAAACGTATTAAATATTATTTTTGTTCCAGTATTGTTAGTACTAAAAACTACATCATCCATGACAGGAACTTTACTAAGGCTGTAACCTGTGCCATTTAATGTATATGAAAACGTAAAATCAATATCAGCAATATCATCTACATAACCAGAAACAATAACAGGACTATTTGTTAAAGATTGAGTTGTTGTAATATTACTTCCAACATCTACAGTAAATGTTATATCATTAACATACCTAACTTTTCTATAAATATTAATAGTTTCATCTCCAAAAGTATTAGAAAAAACAGTACCAGATACTGTCTTTAATTGAACAGTATACGTCTGTGCCGTGTCCCCAGCTGGAAAAATTAAATCTACATTTGATTTTAAAGTATTTGATGGAATTTTACCACTTACCGATTTTATAACACTAGAGCCTTCTAAAAAAACAAGTTCATATTCTGAATTTTTTTCTCCATTTAATATTAACGTTCTTGTTTCACCATCGTTGTTAACATCGCTAGTGTTTAAATTTTTAGTAAATATTACTTTATCAGGTATTATTATTTCATGAGCTACTGCGCTTATAGTGTAGTTTATGTTTGTAGATTTTGCTCTTGGTATAGTTATAGTTTCTATAACTTCTATATTTCCATTGCCAAGTTTATTCTTGCTTATAGAAATTAAAGAATTATCTATAGTTATATCTTCAACATTAATATAATAACCATTTAAAGGTTTTATTATTCTTTTATTTATCTGCTGAACAGTATTAGGATCTTCTGTTATTTGATAATTTCCATTACCTATATCATCTGTTACAAAAGGCCCTTGTATACTATAACTACCACTTACTTTTATTGGTTGTAAAACAGATTTTCCTGCTAGTGTTATATATTTTGTATCGTTATCAGACGGATTTAAAGATTCAAGATAATCTCCCTTTACAGTAACAATAACATTAGGTGTAGAATTTTCAACAGTTATTAAACTATTTGGTGTTGTAAATTGTGCTTTTTCTATCAAATAACCACTTGTAGGAAATAATGTTATTTGAATATCATCTATGCTGCCATCCTGTTTTATTTCTATTGATTGTTTTATATCACTACTCCAAGACTGTCCGTCATTTATTTTTACATTAAAATCATCAAGATCTTGTGCCCCTACAGTATCATCATAATCTACTTCGTTTGGCTTTCTAATTGATCTACCTATACCTTGTGTTGAAAAGTTTTTATGATCAAGATTATTTGTTTTTTTAGCCTCTTGTGTTATATTAGTAAAAAATTTATTTTCTTTAGGCGTAAAAGTTGCTTCTGTTCCAGTAACTTGATCTGTAACTATATTTTTAGCAATCCATCCGGCAGTACCCTCATAACCTAAAGTTTTGTATTTTTTTATAACAGAGGGGTTATCATTTATTATAAATTCTACATGAGATTTATATTGTGCTCCATAATAGTTATTTCTAACTACATTAGGGCTGTCATGCTGCCATAAATCACCATTTCTATACGTATAATAAATGTTGTTTAAATATAAAGCATTTTCAGGTATAAATGATGCTCTTGTTACCCAGCCGTTTACGTCTTCAGAAAAACAAACCGTATCTAATCCGTCAAAAGAAATATTATATAATTTTTTTCTTGCATCATAGCTTCCGTAAAAAGTATTTGCGGCAAATAATCTTTGACGGAAAAAACTATTCATGTAGTTTTTTGATATTGGAGTTAACCCATCTTTTGATAGTCTAATAATAACACCTCTAGTTTTATCAGCAAAATAGCATCTAAATCCATGCGAAGCAAAAGACTCTGGATATGTTCCAATGCCATATTCCCCGTTGTATTCTATAGGATCTCCTATAACTCTACTATCAGATATTAAATTAGAAGACCCATTAGCATTGTAAAGAGCTGATTTATTTGCTAAAACCCTTAATGTTTTATCTTCACAAATAATAACCATAGAATCATCCCATCCGTGTAGTTTTTGTATGCTCCCATATGATGGTAAAAAATCCTTTGTTATAGGATTTGCCATATTAAACTCATTAGATCTATTAACGCCTGATCTTGAGTTTACTATACCCGACCATATTAACGAGTTGAATTTGTGTTCTTCTTTAAATGGTTCATCTAAAACAGTTGAAGCTTTAACACCATTGTCTATAAACACAGCATTATAATCATCTCTTATTCTATTAGACTCAACACCATTACCAAAGGAAATACAATTATACCAGTTTAAGTTGTAATTATCACCGTGTATACTTATTGGAAGTATATCAGAAGCCTCAAAATATATATTTAATTCTGTTTTACTTTCTAAAGGCTCCGTCTCAAATATAGCCGGCTCTTTTACTACTAGATTTTCTTCTACCCTCTCTTCTAGTATCTCCATCCTTGGTTCATTCATCCAAGTATCATCACCTCTTGTTACTATATCTTTTAATAATGGTTGAAAATTTCCGTCTTCGTCTACGAATCTAAAATGTAATTCTACATAGGTTCTAAATTTTGTAAAATAATTACCTCCATGCTTTGTTTCATGAGTGGTTCTTAAAGTTTGACCTATTTCATATATTTTATCGTGATGTGGAGTACCATCAGGATTTACAAATCTTACAAAATTACCAACTTTAGCTAATTTTTGTAATTTTTCAACTTCAGAATTTCTACGTCTTGTAGAAGCTTCAACTGAAATATTATACTCTATTGATCCAGCGTCATGTCTTTTACCTGTTTCATAAGTACTACCAGGTATTGCGGTCCCACCTTTATGAACAACAAAATCATTTCTTGGATTAGTCGCTGCGCTATCTTTTCCTCTGTTTACATTTCTCCACTTATTGGATCCAGATCTACCTGTACCATTAGAATCTTTTGATGAATATATACCTATTAGATTAAGATCAAATTTAACTAGATAGCTTACTCCCCCAATATCTTGTGTTATTATAGAGTTTATTAAAGTAGAATTAGATTTAAGTTTAACAAAAAATCTTCCATCAAATTCTTTATCACCAGCAGCAATAAACTCTTCTAAGATGTTCATGCTAACACCTAGGTTTGTGTTTTGATCTCCTAGATTACCACTTGTTTTATTATATATTATTTCAACATCTTCTCCAAAAGGCTCTTCAAAATCTATTTTTATTTCATTAGATCCGGCTGGATCCTGTGATAGTCTTTTTATTTTGTAAGGTTTTGATTCTTTACCTAAATATTCAAAATTTATATATCTACCAGGCTTTATTTCTTTAGTTTCTTCTAACTCTACACCATCAGGACTACCATTAGCCTGTTTTAACTGTATAATTGCTCTTTCGTTTAATGGTGCGGCGTTACTAGCATCATCTTTATTTGTTATTGTAGTTCCACCGCCAGAGCCTTTATAGTCATCAGTAAATACTATATTGCCTAATGATCTTACAAGTCTTTTTCTAGCAGTTATAAATTCAGGTGGCTCAGCAGATATATCTATTATTTTATATCTGTTTTCAGTAGAATCAACAGGATTATTGTCTCCATGATTCTTTTTTAACAACAAATAATGTTCTTCTGTAACTTTGTTTCTTTCTGAAGAAGGAAAACTTATATACATAAAACCGTTTTCAACGTCATTGTAGAACCGGTCCGCTGCTAAATTATAGAACTCACCAGATGTATCTTTTATAAAATACCTATAGTGTGTCGCCCAGGGCGGTGGTGGAGTTTTTATAGACGCAGATATTCTATTTTGTTCGGACGATTTAGATTTAGGTATAGTTATAACACCTGTGTCGTTAGAAAAAACAGGTGTTTGTCTATTGTATTCATCTGAATAAACAACACCCAATTGGTAATTGCGATTTGACTTAGCGCTTATTCTTCTTTCTGCGTTTGCGGTATTTAGTTTTACATCAAAATCAGGGTCTTCAAATACATCATAATTTTGTATATAATTACCATAAATAACTCTATTAGCAGTAACCTCTTGTGCTTTTGCTTTTCTTGGTACATTATCCCATTGTCTGAGTAGTTGATCGTTAGCTACTAAAGATTTAATTTGCTCTTTTCTTATTGTAAAAGAGTTTTCAAAATTTAATCTTTTTTTAGTAGTTAATATATATATATTATTATTTCTAGTTTCTTTAAATATTATCTCAATATCTTCTACCTCATCTGATCCTAAGTCAAAATCTTCTAATAAAACCTTACGAACTTGGTTTACCATACCATAGTTAAAAGCCTCTTTACCATCGTATTTAAAACCGTTTCTATTTACTTTAAAGTTTGGATAAAAAGCTGGTTGAGTAAAAGGGGAAAAAACAGAATATTCTCCGTTTTTATATTTCCATCTATACGCAAATCTTACAAAAGCCAATTCATATATAGGATCTTCTTCTACTAAATTAGCTGTAAATAAATGACTCTTAGTAACAGGTTCATCTGAATCTATATTAGAAATAATAACTTTAATACTTTTATTTGTAGCATCGATGCTTTGCACCCTACATTCTAAAGATAAATCGGCATCTTCCGTAACAAACAAAATAGATTGGCCTTCTACCCAATTAGGTATACCTCCAAAATCAGTTATATCAATTTCATCCCCAGCTATTTTATCTACAAAATTAACTTGTGCTGTAATAGTTGTATTACCTGTTATATCAGTGTCAAATAAAGTTATATTAGGAGCTTTTAGAGGAGCTTTTTTAATTACAGATATATCATCTTCATTTATTGGTCTATAATCAATATTAACAGTGCCATTTGAATCCTTATACTTGTATGATATTTGCGTTTGATTAGCAATATGCTTGTAGTTTTTAAATTCAGATATATTTATTCTTCTAGGTTGATTTATATTATCTGTCCAAAATAAAAGTCCATCAATTATGTTTATGCCTGTTATTAAGTTGTTTTTAGAAAAATTTAAAAAACCAGAATCAGTGTAAGTAAAGTTTACATCTAAATTTCCAAAATGTTTTCCGTTATAAGGTATATTTTTAAATTCAATACTTTCGTTATTGTTATTTAAAACACTTGTGTTTTTTGGCGCTGTTATTTTTAAATCAATTTCTGAACACTCTATGTCTACATTGCTATGTGTTAACCCATATTTTTGTGGAGAATCAGGCGTGGCTTTTTCTAGATTTTTACCTAATAAACTATTAAATTTTAATTCATTATATGAAAAGGATAATTCACCTTCAACATTTGAATATATAGAAACATCATTTATTGTTATTGTTTGATTTGTTTTTTCATCTAACAATACAGGTTTTATTTCTTTAGTTTTTTCATCAAACTCATAAATAGCGTCTATAGAATCAGAAGTAACTATCCAGTATATTTTATCTTTTTTAGTGTCAGATATACTGCCTAGTGTTTTTGCGTTTTGTAACTGCAAATCAGACAAAAGTTCATTACCTAATGTGTTTTCTATTGAGCCAACATCGTCACCTTCAGAAGAAGAAATCTGTATATTTAAAGCATCAGTATACTCGCCATTAGGTACAAGTCTATCATCTAGGTCTTTATTCATTCTACCCGACGTAAAGGTGTGCTTTAGTTCCGCCATTAGTGTTTAATTTGTTTTGATTTGCCTCTCATTACTTGAGTAAGATCTTCTATATTTATATTAGCTAATCTAAGTTTAGCCGAACGCATAGCTGCTTTCCTTTCTTTTTTTAATCTATTTATTTGATACTCGGGTATATTTGATTTAGCCGACATTATATTTAATGCAATTGATTTATACATTGCTTCCTCAGCAAACTTATGTATTTTCATGTCTTCATCAACATTCAACCCGTCGGAAACATATTTAATAATAATTATTTTATTTTTAACACCACTACTAAATGATATAACACCTCTAGGCTGATCAATTACAAATGTGTCATTTTTATTAGCAGTAGCAGGATCAATTCCATATCTTTTTCCAAAATCAACATTATAGCCATAGCCCTCTTCTAAATAAGTTATGTCTGATGCGTCTGTTGTACTATAAGAATTATTATTTTGCCCTTTAAATCTTTTTGCTGCTTCTGATTCTTTACCTATTAAAACATTGCCTTTGTCGTCATATAAATAATTATAATCGTCGTCTTGCAAATATGGTGTTGGAGCAGTTGTTGTTTGGCTTGGTTTCAAGGGTCTTTCAATACCGGCCTCATCTAAACATGTTATTCTAACATAGTTTACAAAATCATGGGGTAATGGTAGCGACATAGAAGGAGGTATTTCAACTTCTATAGATTTTACATTGTCTATAGTATCATAACTTAACTCTTGCAGTGTTCTTTGAGCATGGTATGCTATTTCATTTCTTTTTGCTGACTTTATAATTTTATCATCGCCAACATACGAAACCAAAAAATTGCTTATTATATCATCTATTGTAACAAATTGATAATATCCTTGATCCTTACTATTGTAGTATTCTTTCGGTGTATATTGTGCTAAAGCCATTTATTATGATTTTTCTTTTTGAACTTTTAAATTGTCTTTCTGTTCTGCAACTTGACTTATTTCAGGCTGTTTAATAACTAAACCAGCATAGCTAAGTATTTTATATACTACAGTTGTTTCATCTGAGTCATGTAATTCAAAGTTGGTTGCAGAAGTAGCGTCGTACTTTGCAATATTTCCAATTTCAACATAACCCCAAACAACTTGTGCCGGTTGCTTAATAAAAGTACAGGCTATTGTATCTATAGATGTTGGATAAACAGTAAGCTCATTTCCGTTTCTTATATATACCGGTTTTTTTGTATCAGGTTTAGTTAATTTTGACGCATTAATATGTAAGAAATCATTTTGATCTATAGCGTCTAATTCTATAGTATTATTATAATATACAGTTCCCAGCCTATATAAGTTTGATGGAAGAGTAAAAACAGAATTTGCTTTTGTAAGTGAAGAGTTTGTTCGAAATAAATTAATTTTTTCTTTTATATTGTTTACAATATTAGCGTATTCATTTGTAATCTCACCTCCTCTATTAAATTGGTTAAGATCATAAAAATATTGCTCAAATATTTCTAATTGAGCTTGATTTGCTAAAAGATTATATTCCTGTGGAGTCATATAACCTCTATTCTCTTTATTAAGAATGGCTTGTACTCTTTGGTATACCGTGTCTACGCTTATTGCCATAATTTTGTATTTATAATGATAGGGCCACCGCAGTGACCCATATCACTACAAGGTGGTTATTTTAATTGTTTTTCAATTGCTTTATATACTTCAGTTCCTTCGTCGGTTTTAAACCAAGCAGCTAATGCTGAAAAAGCATTTTCATCAAAAGGTACAGAAAATAATTTTCTATTTGTTTTACTCCAGTGCCAAGATCTTTGGTCTGCTGATAAGCTAATTATAGCAAGCTCAGATGCTTTAATACCAAAGTTTCTTAGTTGAACATTATCGTCATTTGCTAATTGTAAGAAAAGAGCAGAGTTATTTTTAGCATATAATAATATATCTCTTTTTATTTCTTGTGAAGTCATAGATGAAACAGAACTTCCCTGATCAACTCGCAATACTGCTTCAGCATGGTCTAAATCCATTGTTTTTGCAATATTTAAAGCTTCGATTTCCATTTCTAAATCAACCAAATCATCTTTTGCTTCTTGAACAGCATCCAGTTCTTGATAAATTGCATTTTTCCCTGGATGGTATAATGATAATAGTTTTTGTAATGACTGATTTGTTTTTGATACGTATAAAAATCCGTCTTTAAAAACAATATGTCCTAATGTTGATCTACCTTGTTGTTCATCACGAAGTGGTGATTTTTGATTGGTAGCATATCTTAATTCTCTTGAATAACCTTTTTCTTCATCCCACCACATTAAAGGTGTTCTTGAATGATGCCTTGAGGCTAATGTAAATGTTAAAGGTTGTTTACCACCCTTAAGAGCATAAGATCTATCTTTTATAACCCAACTTGGGGTTTGAGGCTTTTTTGCCGTTATTTTTGTTGCCATGATATAATATAATAAAATTTATAAAAGTAAAGATAGGAGCGCCCGAAGACGCCCCGTCTTTACATTAAGTATTAAGCTACCTGTGAAGCAGTCTTAAATAATACGAAGTTATTCGCACCTTGAACACACAAACATCTTTCAGATAAGAAGTGTACATTCATTTCATCAACGTCAGAAGTATAAACTCCACCTACAGATCCAGTGATCCAAGATTTCATTTTTCTATCATCAGCTTCAGAAGCTCTGTAACGTACGTGTAAGAATGGTCGCTTGATATTTTTACCAAGTGATTGATCGTATACAGTAGAAGTACCAGCAGGTACAAGTACACCATCAATGTTTCCACCTAAACCACGAGTTGTTGCATCGTTTAAGTATTTCCAGTCAGTCTTATAGAAATCGTAAGAACCTCTACGGAAACCACTAAATCCTAAGTTAAGTGCCATATCCTCACTGTTGTTGAATACTCCATAAGAGGATCCACCAGCATAATGAGCGTTAACAGCCCCTAACATATCATCAAAAGTTAGCGCGGTAGCACGGTTTAAGAAAAGCATGTTTTCTTCAATTGCACCTTGCTTGTCAAGATTTTTAAGAATTTCATCAAAATCTTGTAGTCCGCCTCTTGCGCCGCCATCAGAATTATCTAATGCGTCTTCACCAGAATTAAAGTTTTGATAAATATTTCCTCTTGATTCAATAGCAGCAAATAAACCTTCAGTACCTTTGAAACTAGCGCCAATTGCACCAGAACCAGAAGCTGCAAGTTCACCTTCAACCATTGACATTTCAAGATAATCTTCAAATCTTAATCTTGTTTCATGTTCAGACTTTAAGTACCATAAGTATCCTGAAGCTCCGTTTTCAGTAGTAACTTCAACCCATCCAATTTGCGCAGTATCAGAACCAGAGATAGAATATTTATCTTTGATAATAATTGGCGAATTGCTGAATTGTTGAAAACCAGCGTCTACAGATCCATCCATACCAGCAGTACCTTTCTTAAATTCTGAACCATAAACGAATACCTTAACAGTAACGCCAGTTCCAGAAGTAAGTCCAGCAGCAGTAAGAGTAGCACCACCATAAGCAAGTACGGTAAATGTGTTTGCATTTGGTACAGCAGACACAACACCTTTAACTACTTTATCGGCAGTCCAAGTAACTCCATCATTTGGATGTGTTCCAGCTTCAATAATAGCTACTGTTTGCCCTACTCGTACAGCGTGACCGTTTTCGGTAATCACACCAGTTGTAGTATTTGCAGATGCACTATCATAAGCAATGTGTAATCTTCCTTGCTCTGACCAAATAACTTGATCTGAAGCTGAAGGAATTTCAGCACCAACCATACGTAAGAAAGAAGCTACAGAACGGTTTCCGTATCTTTCAACTTCTTTTTCGTATACGTCGGGTAGAAATTGTTGTGTAAATGTTCCACCTCCTGAGGCAGAATCGAATGTTAGGTAATTTGTACCAAACAAACTTTTAGTTGGGGCAGGCGTTAATCCAGCTGGAAACGCTCCACCCGTTGAAAATAATCCCATTTTTAATAATCTTAGTTAGTTATTGTTTCATTTTAATTTTTAAACGACTAAAATCATCTCCACTAACTGCTTTTACTTGCATGCCTCCTTGAGTTGTAACATTTTCATGTGTCCCTCTAGGGTTCATATCTATGTTTTTAGACTTAGCCATGCTGTTTTTAACAGCATCAGCCTTACCCTGCTCATAAAAATGATTTGCAATAGCATCAGCGTTCATAGCTGTAAACAATGCCTTATGATAGCCCACTGCATCTTTCATATTGTTTTTTTCGTCAACAAATCTGCTAACTAATGAATTAATATCAGACTGGCTTTCCTGTATATTATTTACATCTTTTACTTTAAATCTATATTTGTTTTCTCCAACTTTATATTCAAAACCTTTGAAATTGTTGGCAAACAAGTCATTTGTTTTTTGTTCAAATATAGACCGCTGTTGTTTTGATGTTTCCTGCGTTTGTCTATAATCATCATAAAACTGAACCGCTTCTTTCTGTTGTGGAGTTAACTTTGAACTTAACTTAAGATCATCGTAATATTTACTCTTTAAATTAGTTAGAGTTGATTTAGCTTCTGCGATAGATTCTTTTAATGCAAGTTTTTTTCTTCGAACATCTCTGTCATCATCTGTTTCTTCATCATATGAAAAAGAGTCTTCAATTAAAAAACTTATTTCCTCTTCGTTTAAGTGAGGTTTGGACTGCCTATAGTGTTCTCTTAAAACATCCATATCATCCATATCGGAGTAATCTTTATTTAGATTAACATAATCTTCAAGAGTTCCTCCAGTTTCTTTCATAAAGTCAACAAGCTTATTTACGTTTTCTGGTAACTCATTGACTTCTTGATTATTATTTACGTCTTCTGTCTCCTCTTTAAGCTTATTAGGAATATCTTTTATTTTATCCGCTAATGTTGCTTTTTCTTTTACCGGTTCTTCATCTTGTATGAGTTCGAGCACCTCATTTTCATTGTCAATGGGGTTGCTTTCTCCGGAAGGCTCTTCATTTGTTTTTTCGGTGTTTTGTTCTTGTACTTCTCCGCTAGTTTCGGATTCGTCGCGTACAGGAACCTCATCTGTGCTTTGCTCTTGAATGGCATCGTCGTTTTGGTTTAAGTTTCTAAGGTCTACTTTAATCATTCCGTCGTCATCAACGGATACGTTGCTAGGCCTTTCTGGTTCTTTAGCAACAGGTTGTTTTTCTTCTGTTTGTTGTTCAACAGCTTCTTGTACTGTTTCTTCAACTTGAGTTGTTTCTTCTGTCATGATATAATATTATAAAATTAACGGGGTTCAAATGATTCTAAGTTAAAGCCGCTCCCCATGGTGTCATTACCAGCTGACTCGAACTCTTGTTCTCCTTTTTTATCTTTTCTTTGTTCAATAAGTTTAGATTGTTGCGAAGCTTGTATTCTGGTTCTTTCGTCTTTGCGATCTTCTTTATACTGCTCTCTATTAGTATATACTTCACCCTCTTTATCTTTCAATGCAATATTAAGATCAAACTCAAATCGCATAAGTTCTTTCTTGAGCTCTTTTTCATTTTGCATTTTTTGCATTTCAAGATCTGCTTCAATCTGCGCAAGCTCAGCTTTCTGTTGTGTAATAGATTGATTCTTTTTAATTTCCATTTCCGCAGCAACCTGAGTGTTCTGGGAATTTGCGTTTGCTTGTGCTTCAATATTTTGCTGTTGCCTTGCTTGATCTTGTTCTAATTTTTTTCTTCTTCTAACTTTTAAAAGTTGATTAGCTAGTTTAATATTTTTTATTTCCCTAATATCAATAGCATCTTCTAAATAAACTTGATCTTTGGCCAAAGCTTGTTGAATATTATTTTCAAGCATTTGTTTTTCTTCTTCATCAGGTGACAGTTCAATAAATATACCAAAGTCATGTAGATGCATGTTTTTGATATCCTCTAATGTTGCCACATTAAATCTACCAATACTAGATATAAAAGCATCTCTTGTAGGCGAGTATTCTAATACGTCTGATATTCTTAGACTAACTGATTCCGCTGTTTTTGCGGCTAAATATAAACTAGATTGTAATATATGCCTTGTAGCTGTATTTGAATTAGCAGCAGCAAGTTTTTGTACACCAACTAATGCATTTTTATCTGGTAAAGAGCCATCCCGAGCCTCGTTAAGGCCAGTAACATCTCTTATCATTTGTAAATAATAATTATATGTATTAATAAGTGAACCTATTTTATTATTACCACCATTTGAAGTAAGTTCTTGAATTGGCATTCGCCCGGGGTTCATATCCCCCTCTTGCGTCATAGACCTACCAATAACAGATCCTGTTTGAAAAAACATGTTTAACGCCTCTTGAGGATTATAGTTTGTTCCGTTACCTAAATCAATTTCAGCCAAACCATCAGCATCTAAATAAACTCCATCAGGTATCATTCTTGCCATCACCTGTTGCAGCTTTAAATGCGTTAATTGTATCATATCAGCAAAACCTGTAATTCTACTAACTAACGATTCAATACGACCTTTATATATACGGGGAGCTACAACGTTATAATTTAACATTACCTTTGTAGTATCGCTTTTAGGTCTAACCATGTTTTTAGCTATTTCCCATTTAAGTAATTGTTGTGTTCCTAAAACGAAAGCCCCATCATATACAACTTCAATTGATCTTGATTCTTTGCTGAATAAAGCTCTATTATCTTTAGGTGGATTAAACTGATCATTTTTAGGAATAGCTTTGTCAGCTCCTGACGCTGTTTTCTTTATTTTAAATACTTCATTATTATATGTTTTATAATTAAAATATAATATTTGTATTGTATTTGCATCTAATACAGAATCTTCGTTTATATATCTATTGTGTGAAGCTGAAGTTTGAGCTCCTTGCTTTGATAAATTACTTAAATTTTCGTCTGTTAAATGAGGAAACTGTTGTTTTAGTTCATTAATAGTTACAGACTTTACTTCACCTACGTAATATATATCGTCAAAATATGGGGAATGAGTGTAAGAATATACCAAATCAGCAGGATCTACATATTTTAATTTTATCCCTTCTGAATTTGTAAATTCATTTTTAACACAACCAACCCCTATAACAGTTAAATCATAATTAACACGTCTTTGTGTTAAATCGTAATTATTAGAATTAAATATAGAATTTATAGCCTGCTCTTCTGCAATTTCAATAGATTGTTTATATTCAAGTTGCATGTGCAGAGCCAGTTCATCTTCGTTTTCAGGTAAATTATCTCTATCGTTGCTATACACATTTATTCCGAGCTGCTGCTGAATTTGATCAGATATTTCTTTTGATTGCATATCTGCTAAAACAGATTCAACATAATCTGTTCTTTGCTTTACAGATGATGGGTCTTGTGAAAAGGCTTTAATATCATAAAGTCTATCAGACATACCATTAACAACTATATCAACAAACTTTGGAATAATTGGCACGGGTTTCCAGTCTAAATTAAGATAAGATAAATCACCATTAATAGACAATTCATCTTTATACTTTTTTACTGATTGTTCTCCTCTTGCGTATAAACGCAGTCGATGATACTCATCCCTATTAGAGTAAAACCTTGTAGCTCCGCTATCTCTTTTAAACCACTCGTGTTCAATAGCACGCGCAACTTTTAAGCCATATTCTTCGGTTGCCTTCTCCACATCAGAGGCTATCTGACTAGGGAATGAGCTTTTTAATAATGTTTCTGCCATGCTATTGTATTATTTGCGAATGCAATCCTTTATTATTAAATTTAGAAATTTTTAAATTTACATTTTGTTTTTCAACTTTGGGTTTTGGATAATATAAATGTCTATTGCAAGCCATTATAGCTAATCCGGAACTTATAGTTGCATCAAATTTTGTTCTTTTATTTATATCAAACTTTGCCCAATCATTTAAGGTTTTATTAAAATATATATTACCTCCGCCTTCTTCGGTTATTCCTACGTGTTTATTAATATAAGTTTCAATAGCCGCCGCGTGAGCTTGTTTAATATCTTCAGATGAATTTGGTATTCCACCAATTTCTTTTTCTGTTACCGATAATTTATTCCAAATTTTATCAGGTCTATTCATTGCAAACCCTCTATAACCTCTTCTTTTTAAATGATATAAAAGCCTTGGTTTATTATTTTCTGCTAATAAAGGCATTCCATAATATATAAGAGCCATGAGCACATCTTCAAAAAATATTTCAGCGGTTTGAGGTCTTGCAATGTATTCTAAAAAAAATGTATTAGGAGGAGCGTCTTCCATGCTAAATTTTGTAAGCCCATGAAGAGATCCTTTAGATCCTTGCCCATCAGTTGTGCCTGATATATCGTAAGAGTCACATCCAAAAGCACCAACATGCTCATTGCTGGGATATTTTATCCCTCCTTTGTTTATTACATTGTTTTCAAGGTTTTTAGGTGGGGTCCATGAGACCAAAAATCGCCCTGATCTATTTGGGGTAAACATTACCCTTGTGTCTTTAATACCATTTTCCCAAGAAAAGCTTCCTCTTGTAACAAATCCATTTCTTTCTAGGTCTTCATTATAGTCTATTTGCTCATAAATTTTGCTTAAATTAAATATACTATTTTTAGCTTCGTCTCTAAACGCGTGCTCTTCTGTTCTAGGAAATTGTCGGTAATATTCGTTTAAACCGTCTGAGTCATGCTTTAATCCATCAACTTCGTTATGCCAAAAATCTACAACACCTGTATCAATTTCGCATCCAGCGTTGTCAATCGCGGGTACTTTTGGCGTATCAAATACAGGGTGTCCATAAGAATCAATGTATCCTTCGTAATTCCACTCCATAGGTATAAACAAAGAATATAGTCCTGAGCTAGTCTGGCCATTCTTATTTCTTTTTGTAACGTCGGAGTCATAATATAATTTTTTAAAATTTTCGCCTCCTTTATCTAAAGAGTTTGAAGTAGAGCCCATCATGCATTTACCTATAATGCGACTACCTAATCTTAATGTGGTTTTTGTTACTCGCCAGTTATTTAATATATTATCAGGTCGCTCCCATTTTCCAGACTCATCATGTACCAACAATTTTAACTTTTCTCCATCATAACTATTGTCTCCTGTATTTTTCCAATCAATAGTTGTATCTAATCCCTCTAATATTTGTTTTTCATCGGTTTCAGTAATAGATTTCCGGGTAAGCTTACTAGCGGGCACTCTATATGCTAATTCAGTTTTTGGTCTATCCATACCGTCTTGTATTGGCTTAAAAAAGAACGGGTAATTGACGGATATAGGGACAACTTTGTCGGTAAACATTTTTTTAGCATCAGCCCCAGATTTGGACAATATTCCGAACCGTGCGTCGGTAGTAATTGTAGCTTGAGCAACTGCTTCTGCCGAGGACATAAATGAGAAACCAGACCGTCTGTTTTTAAGATAGCACATTCCATAAGACCTATAATCGGCTTTACACGCTTCCCAGAAAATAAAGAATATTCTATTAGCTTCTCTGTAGTCTGGCTTCCCAACATCAATCTTGGTGTGCTGCAAGTACATATAATGAGAACCAGTAATATAAGTAAGATTATTTTTATTATAAAACCAATAGCCTTCTTCGCGCCTAGTAAATTCTCTATCAATATATGCATACCATTTATTTTTAAAAGACTCAGGATATGATTCCCAATCAAATATTGTATTGATTTGTTTTAATTCTTTAGGATATATATGAGCTTCCCATTTGTTATTATTATTTTCAGCGTTTTTGGGTGATAATGGCAAAGCTATAACTAAATTTTGTATTTCAACAATTTCCCCTATTGTGCCGTTTTTACTAATAACAATAATATCATATTCTTTATTATAACCATATAGCCATTTTTTATATCTGTTATTTCTTTTAATAACATTTTCTTTTATAGGCTTTACGGTTTTAACTAATGTTTGCTCGTACATTATTTAGATCTTTTTTCAGCAAAACCACCAAAGCTTTTTCTGCTTTCAGCAGGTTTATCATGCATAATATTTTTTTCGGCTTCTATACGAGTAAGTATTTCAAAAGCATCAAATATTGCAAGTTTTTTAGTTGCAGCCGCGTTTTTTAATCTATCAGCAGCTAACTCGTCTTCAGCCCCATCTACTATAATTTCTTCTTCAGCAACACGTATAAGTTCGTGCACTGCTTTATATCCAGCTTGGATTATATTCAACTTCAGTTCCTTTTCTGTCATATTTAATTGCTATTGAATTTACAGGTACTCTATATAATTTTTCGTTATCAATAACGAACTCATACTCACTATTAGGCGTAAAACCTATTAAATCATTTTCTGAAAGATTAAAGCTCCTTAAATGATCCCCTAAATGCTTTAAAACGCCCGTTAATGGCTTTTCTTTTTGATCGCTAAATTGTTTATCTTCAATAATAGGCTTTACAAAACAGTATTCTTCGGGAACTTGCCACTGATTTTTCCTTTTATATAAAAATATTTGATCTATGTAGCAAAAAAACAAATTATCTTTAAAATAATTACTGCTATTTTTAGCTTTACCTTTCATATCATAATATCTTCTAAACGTATTATGATGCACAACTATTTCATCTCCTTTTTTTAACACAGAATTATTTATTGGTGTTTCAACAACAACTCCTATTCTATTCACAAATTTGTGATCTTCTATAGATGTATTTAAAATTAAATTAGAGTTGCCTATTTTTTTATTATTAGTATATCTGCCATCAATAGGTTCTATAATGTACGCATGTAAATGTTTCATTAATACTCTAAATTGTATTCTACGGCTATTGCCATGTTTTTATTAAAATTTTTCCAAGGTAAAACCTCTTCGTTTTTTTCTATAAATATATTGTAGCTTTCTTTTTCTTCTATAATTTCTACTATAGTATGTCCTCCAAAAACCTCTTGACCTACACTATAATGCATTGCATCATTTTTATAATCACGACCAATACTAATCTTCCTTATTAGATTCATTTTTAATTTTTTTAAAGCTACCATCTTTAATGTCTATACTCACGTCTCCGTATGTTTCTTGTAGCTCTGATTTAAATTTATTTAACTCTTGGCTTAATATATCATATTTATGTAATAACACGTGCTTTTGTGTTTCTAGCACTCCTACTTGCTCTTGAGTTGTTTTAATAACTGTTGCTAAATTTTGTAATTTTGCTAACTCTTCTGTTTTAATTTGTTTTTTCATTGTATAAAATTTAAGTAAATATAGTTATTTATTGTGTATTTTTATCTGTGTGCAAAGGCCATATATATATAATTGTGATTATTACTGTTAGTAGAACTACCACCTCCAAGGCTTGTGAATCCATCGGAATTAAATGAAAAATTATTAGTAGTCGAAACACTACCATAACTATTATTTAAATTAGCCCAAAGAGTTTCATTTGATCTTTGATTGTCAAAAATTGTCCAATTACCATTAATTGATGTTCCTTTTATCATTAAAAACTCTGGTTCAAATCCTGTTAAAATTTTATTACCGCTTGAACCCGTTCCTGTAAAAGAACCTATTTTACTAAAACCAGGAACAGAGTGCCAAGCATAAGCTATATAATTATTATTAAGTGTATTTCTATATGCATTAGCAAATCCTGTTGATGTTACTCTATATGGATATCCAGTTCCGTTTGTTATTGAAATATTTTGGTTTAATTTTAAATAATAATCAGTTGGATCTGTCCATAAATTATACGAATGCACCATCCAATCACTACTAGCATCTAAATCTTTTAAAATTACAATATCCGGAATACTACCTAGCCCATGCGACACTAAAGCACCCTCTGTATTACTTTCACCAACACCATTTCCTTTCCATTTTATAATACTAAAACCGTTGTCTCTATTGACACTAATAGCATCGGGTACAATAGGATGAGTATTTAAATTTAGATCAGATGCTTTGTGGCTAAATGTTCTAGCTTTGTTTTCGTAAATGTTATAAGTAAAGTGGCCGCCTTTTACATAATCAATATTGCTTTCAGTGCCATTATAGTTACCTGATAAATCTAAAGCATCTCCGTTTAATCTATATGTTGCTATACACGATGCATCCCCTAAAACTTGTAGTGTATCTACGGTGCTTTTTGTTTCATTATATAATGTTGCACCTTCTGAGGGTAAAATTGGCTTGTTAAATATTCTTACTTGGTCTATTTTCCCTTTAAACTGTCTATTTGAAGTTGTGCTACATATTTCGTTTATAGAACTAACAAAACTACTTGTGGTGTAGCTATTGCTTAAAATTCCGTTTGTGTATACTTTTAAAGTAGTTCCATCCGAAGTAAAAGCTATATGGCTCCATTCATCAAAATTAATTATATCCCCGTATCTTGCCGATGTATTTTCGTAATAAACCATCCTACCCTGCCCGGCGGCACCAAATCCTGGGTCTAGCACAATAGAATAAGTATAAGATGTTCCGCCTATATTACCAAATATCCTCCTTGCATAAGTAGGATTTCCGCTAGAATTAGGATTAATCCAAAAAGAATAAGTTTTTATATTTGAAATAGTTGATAAATTTATTTTACTATTACTCCCATTAAAACTGGCAGATTTATATTCATGGCCTGCAGCTTTCCACGACCAAGCAACGTAATTATTGCTGGCTTTATTAATATTAGAAAGTTGCCCGCCGCCACCTAAAATAAACCCATCGCTTCTAAACTCTTTTAATCTTTGATTTGATTCCCCTACAGTTCCTTCCGCGCCAGCATCACTAGACATTATATGATAGTCATCATTAGGGTCAATTCTTAAAGAATCGAATATAAAATGGTAAAATGGCTGATTTCTTGCTTTTATCCAAGTTAAATCAGGAGAAAATCCTGTTTTTATAAGTCGGCCATCAACACTATCACCAGTATATATATTAGTACTAAAATTATCTTCAGGGTAATTAGTATCTTGAATAAATTCATTACCATCACCTAATGTAGCTACACCGTTAGAGTATTTAACTGGTTCTTCAGCAAATGCCATGTAGAGAAACCCATACCCATTTCTATTTTTAGCAGCACTTGCAGTTTTTAATTTAAAGCCATTAGAATAAAAATCCATTATAGTATCCGTAGCTTCATCATCTGATGAGTTTGCATCTAACCTTAAGTCTAGAGTGTTTTTAACTTCTCTTGCATTATCAACTATCATCCAATCACCTGCATTACCACTGGAATATGATTTTATCATAACCCAAGCTGGTTTAAATCCTGTATGAACAAATGGACCATCAGATGAACCATTTCCAGTGTACGAGCCGATTTTGGAAAAACCATCTACTGAATGGAAGCAGTAGGCGATACAGTCATCTCCTGCAACAACACCTCCTAAGTTACCTTGGTCAAACACCTCAGCAGTAGGAACATTTCTTGTGCTATTGGCTTTATTGTTTGTTAAATTTAAATATAAATAGTCATAACTTCCGTCAATTATATCTGTAAATACAAACCAATTTCTATTTGAATTGCTTATATTTTTCATTATAACAAGTTCAGGCTTATTATCTAAACCGTGACCTAATCTATCACTTCCTGTAGTTGTTGCATCCCACTTTATAATACTAAACCCTGCATCAGGATTTGCACTAACTGTTGCCGTAATATCCCCATCTGTGTTTGACACTGCTGTTCCGCCTGCTTTCCAGTTCCAAGCTACATAAACATTATTTAAAAGATTTGTGTTGTGAGCCCCATTTGAACCTGCGTTTGGGGAAAAACCATTTGCATCAAAAGAAGATATGTTCCCGTATGAGCCATATTGACCCTCATAAGCAGTCAAGTCAGAATGGAGTGTTTTAGAACTTCCTGACCCTCTAACAGAATCTTGCAAAATGTGTGAGTTGTTACCATTTCTATTTTTTATCCAAACAAAATCCGGAGCAAATCCAACGTTGATATTACCATAAGGTTTATCTTGAGTGTAAGTTACGTTAGTGTCAGCACCATCATAATCAAGTGAACCTTGAATACTAGCACTCTGAGCTGAAGTGGTAGTTTCGTTATACAACGCTGTCACACCCTCTTGCCCCAGCGGTACATTAAATAATCTTACCTGGTCAAGATCCATGCCCGCATGCCTGTTCCCGGTTCCTGTTGCATCCCCTAATGTATGATTGGTTGCGGTACCGTTTAAAAAGTTTTTATCTACTGTATCTTGAACTATTTGTGTTCCATCAACATATATAGTTCTTGTTCTATTGTCGCTTCCAGAGTTATATTTATCTGTAACTACAAGATGGTGCCATTGGCCATTATCATAAGTGTTAGGTGTTATAATCCAACTATTGTGTTGACCGGAGCCTCCATATGTATAATAAAAAAGTCTTCCCGCGGGAAAATTTCCGTTATCATTGCCACCAAACCCAATAAATTGGTAAGAGCCAACATTATTTTGAAAAATAGGATTGCTTCCTCCTCCGTTATTTAATCTTGTAGTGGTAGATTTAACCCAGCAACTAAATGTAAAATTATTAGTATTATTACTGTTTGATGGTAATTGTGAGATACTAGGCAATGTTATTACGCTACTACTTCCATTTAATACCGCAGCATTATCAAATTTCCCTGAAGCATAGGTTATGTTAGAAGCAGTTCCGTTGTAGTTTGTTGTGGTGTCAGGTACGTTGTTTGTTGTGCCACCATCGCTATTAAGCTGATAAGTTGCAACACTTGTAATAGTTTGTAATGTATTATTATTAGAATCACTCTCCATATCATAATACGCTACTTGATTACTAATATTAGCAATATTTGTAGTATCATCATTATAAAGATAACCTACTTCTGTTGTTGTAAGCACATCTGAATATATTCTTACATCATCTATTAAGCCATTAAAAAATTCTATATTTGATAAAGCATATGAAAACTGGCCTATCCAAGTTGGCCTAGTAGCGGTTGATGTAAATGCACCGCTTCCAGTAAGTACGGGTGTTGTATTTCCATCTACATATATATTATATGTTCCGCTATTTAAAGTTAAAACTATATGATGCCAAATATCATCTGCATAATTTACTGAGCTATTGACCGTCCCCCCACCTGCTTCGAATTTTACAGTTCCATTAGAATTTAATCCTAAAAAATACCCTGTTTCATTGCTATTTGATCCTCCATTATTTATTAAAGTAGCAGTACCACTATGCCCTGTTGTTTTAAACCATAAAGAAACACTTATAGTAGATGAATTATTTGATGAATTATTTCCTAAATCTATTTTACTACTACTGCCATTAAATACCGCAGCTCTACTACCATCTTTAAAACCATAAGTTTCACCTTGTTTACCACCATTACCTTGATATATTACAGCTTTAAAGTGATTACTTGGTTTATCTGGTGTTGCACCATCTGGATTAATTGAAGGAGCCGGAAGGTTTTTAGTTGATAAGGCTTTAAATCCTGTTGGAGGTGTGTAATTAAAGCCTTCTGCACCAAAATAAAATTTACCTATATCAGTTGTGGTGTAAGCATGAAAGCCTATAAAATAATCCGTAAAACCAGATATATCTATACCTGTTGATGGTGTGGCGGGATCATGCGAATATAAAAAACTACCATTTTTACTTATAAACCAACGATAATTATTTAAATCTATAGCAAACCCAATAATATCACCTGTCGTAGCTGTAACAGAAGATGATGCAATATTTGCATTATTATTATATATAGCTCCATTAGATCCCCACATCCAAGAGTTAGTAGTTGTACCGCCATAACTGTTCAAACCGGTAATATCTCCTAATATTGACGGGCCGATTCTAGCACTACCATAAGCACTTGAACCTAAATATTTAAACTCAACATACCATTTTCCTGAAGTCAAGGCCATATTAGCAGAACTCGTATGATAACCTGTTGTAGCACTAGTAAATTTTGTATTACCTTCTGAAAAAGAAAATTGATCAGCGTAAGGTTCTAATGGATTCAATGTAGCATAATTATCTAATGGCTCATCTTTAATATGATCTGTATAATCTATATTAGTTGATGTAAAGCTATTAGCATTACCAGATATGTCTACTAAACTTACTTGCTCGTAGTTACCTTGTGTAGCGCGGTAGTTTGTAATAACTTCTTGCGCTGTTAAAGCTTTGTTGTATATTCTAAACTGTGCTACTTTTCCATTAAAATCATAAGTAGTTGAAACACCATCACCTCGCATCCCAATCCTATTATGATTAGTTCCTCCTGAATGGTGTGTTGTAGTACCTGTAGATACAGTCGCTATAATGTTTCCATCAATATAACCTACAAGATTTGTACCATTATGTGTTAATACCACGTGATGCCATTTACCATCATCAATACTCTGCATTGCAGTATTATTTATAAAGTATTGATTTGTTCCATCATATATGCCCATCCCAACGCTGTTGCTACTATATACAGACCCAAAAGTAATATAAATTGGATCCCTAAAAGAAACATAATAAGCAAGCGTATCAGTCGTATTTACCCAAATAGACATAGTGAAATTATAGTTTGTAATTCCTGCAAGCGTATTTACTTGTACAGAATCATTATTACCATCAAATTCAAAAACACCACCATTAGTTGTAGATAAAAAGTTAGCACCTGATATAGTGCCATTATTACTATTACTAGTTAAATCACTCCAAGTCGTACCACTGCCTCCGTATGAAGAATTATTAGATGCATCTAAATGTAATTTTAAATTACTACTGCTGTCTATGCTGCCAATTGATGTATTATTAAGTGGCAACCAAAAACCGTTTAGACCATAAGCATATTTATATTTTGTGGCGTTATGTTCTTGCAAAACTTCTGATGCGGTTAAGGCACTAGTAAAAACTTTAGTTTCCCCTATTACATAATTACCACCTGTTCTACCAGGATAGTTAGCTATCCCAGCAACCCAGTTATTAGAATCAACTTGAGTATATGCTGTGTTTTGAGCTACAAGATTTCCATCTACATATAATTTAATGCCATTTCCATTAGGTGTGTCATCAACAACAACTATATGATACCAAACTCCAGTTTTTACTCCTCCTCCAGGAACATAGCGTGCCCAGTTTGTATTATTGTTGCCACCACTGCTACCATGATACTTCGTAAAATAAATTCCATAAGTACTACTATTAGTAATTTGAATCTGCCAATTTCCTTGACCCATAAATATATGAGATCCAGCCTGTGATGGAGATGCTAAAGCTTGTGCATTTACCCAGGTTGAAACAGAAACAGTAGCATTATTAAACATAGAGTGTGAGTATCCACTAAAATCTACTTTATCAGAACTTCCTGCTATTTTAATAGAGCCATAATTATTAGTTATAAACTCAGTATTAGAAACTGTACCATTATAAGTTGTTGCCGTACCTGATGTATCATTAGCATTTCCATTAAACTGATAATCAGCAATTAAACCTCTTGTAACAGGTTGATCTGTACTAGGCGTATTAAATGCTTTAGGTATCCATATACCTTGTATTAATTCACCAAAACTATCTGGTCGTAGTTGTGTACCATCAATAAATTTAGCGTCGGCAACAACCGTTTGGCCAAATTGAGCATATTGATCTGTTCTAGCTGTTCTACCAACACAAATTCTTGATGAACCATCGTTTATAAAAAAAGTTTGATTTTTTGCTATAGTATTAGCTGTATATGTAAATTTTATTTCTATACCATTAACATAAACTCTAAGTCTATCATTTATAAAATCTTTAGTTGTATCTACAGCAAAAACAAAATGAAACCAAGAAGACGTGTCAAAAAACAACTCTGGGCTTCTAACAAGCCATGGGTTTCCAGGATTGTTTCCAACTAAACCGTATATATTGTTATTAGTATTATCAATTCTTAAGCTAATATATCCATTGCCACTTGTAGGCCCGGATTCCATAATGATTATGTTACCAGAATCTAAATTATTAAACTTATACCAGCCACTATATGTAAACGTTGTTCTATTGCTTGTTAAACTTGGTATTCTATGGAAAGTGTAATTACTACCATCTAATAATAAACTCTCGCCTAAAGCACCCGTAGCTTCTGTTTGTGGCAAAGCAGATGTAAAGGTAGAATAGCCTTGCATTTCAGACATAGCCCTACCGGTAATCACACTACCGTCAGAAACATTAGTAAATGCTGTTGTATTAAGTGTGCCTAATGAAACGTTGGTATCCGTGGAATTACCATTTATTTCCTCGTTTATATCAGTTACACTATCTCCAGCGTTACCTCTTAATCTAATATCCGAACCAGTATTTTGTATTGGCATAGTCTATGCGTTTATTTGTTTTTTTAATTCAGTAACTTCTTGTGATAATTCTTTTACTGCTTCAATAAGT